CTATTGAGTCTGGGTCATCTGTAATACCACCATCAATTGTATCAGATAAAAATAATTCTCGACCTACTATAAGTGTTGAAGTATCTAAATCTCTAACTATACCAAAACTAGTAATAAAACCATATTCATTATTTGGTATATTATGTGTTGCCACACCAGAAGATTGAGCTAAACTATCAACAAATGTTGTTCCTAACTTAGACGCATTAGCTAAAGCAACAGTTGGTGTCCCACTACTTGAACCAGTAATATGAACTACTTGACCATTATTAATTTGAGCACCACTATTATTATAAATTCTAACTAAATTTTCTTGACCTAAATTAATAGTTACATCATTTTGATTTGTTAAAGGTTTATATGATAAAGCATTTTCACTTGAATCATAATACAATGTTCCACCAGTTGGATTTGGAACTGATGGTGATGTTTTAAAGTTAATATAATCAGTATTAGAGATTGTATTTGCAGTTAAACCACTTATAAAATTAGTTGAACCACTTACCGTACCACCACTTAATGGTAAATAAGCACCAGAAAAAGCTGGTAGGTTAATATACGTAGTTGCAGATATTGTATTTGCTGATATTCCACCATTAACAGTTAAACCTGAAAAACTATTAACTAAAGTAGTTATATTTGCTTGGTTATTAGTTTGTTGAAGAGTTAATACATTATTACTAAACGTTAATCCAGTAACATATGTATCAGTCTGACCAGTTAAGAATCCACTAACGCTAAATGTTCCACCTGTGTTATTCGTAAATTCAGCTGTTCCAGCTGAATATGTACCACCAGTAACCCTAATATCTGTTGGCAAGCCAAGATATGTTGTTGCACTAAAGGTGTTTGCCGTTAAACCACTTATAAAGTTAGTTGACCCAGATACCGTACCACCTGTGAATGGTGTTGTTAATCCACTAACGCTAAATGTACCACCAGAATTATTGGTAAAAATAGCTGTTCCAGATGAATAGGTACCACCAGTTACAAAAATATCTTGTCCATCAACAACATTTGTTTCTATAATAAATGTTTGATTTATATCATAACCTCTTCCAACTTGTCCCATTATAATGTACTTCCAATTAAGGTTAGTTTACCTAGTGTTGCGGCACCCTTATAAACTTTTATTTTAATAATATCATTAGCATAAAAAATAATTGCTGTGTTCAATATAGTACCGTCAAAGACAATTGTATTATTTTGAGTAATTATGATTCTACTAATATTTTCTATATTTGTTAGTTGTGTAAACTTTAAATCATATAATGCGTTAAAGATAAATTCAGTATTAGACCTTGGTTCCCATATAAAATTATAAACTATTTGGTTACCTTTTCTGATTGGTGTTAATATTGCATCGTTAGCTATCAATTTTTCTTCAATTTCGGTAGTCATTAACGTTCTATTGATTGTAGGTATAACTCTAAAATCATTTTCATCCAAGATATAACCCATCATTTTAATATCAAATAATTGAACATAAAAACGTCTATTTTCAAAGTCATCAATATTGCTCTCATCACCAATTGAATCCAAATGCAATGGCATAGGGTGACCATTAACGTTGATATATGATTGTCTAGAATGAAAAGCTTTTTGTATATTAATATTAAATCGATTTAAATCCTTCATGCGATTGGTAAACAATCTAACTTCATATAATATATCTATAGATGTTGGTTGTGGAATTTGATATAAGGTAATACCATGTCTAACACCATCCCAAGTTGGTATTTTCATATAGGTATAGGTTCGATTTCCTGGTATGTTCCATAACCCAGCTTGGTTTTCACCAACTTGAATATCTGGCTTTCTAACTATGGTTATAAATGGCATCTTAATGTTTTTATATTCATCAGTAAATTCCCAAGTCTTGGTGAATTCGGTCCATCGTTGAATTGTTAAGAATATAACAGGTACTTTTTCACCATCAATAGTCAAGCCCAACCCAGTATCTGATTTAAAATACTCTAAGAAGGTCTGGTCCATATCCTCAACCAAGACACCTCTAGGTAAAAAGGTTCCGTTATCAGCAATACCATCTAGAATCTCCTGTCTTCTTGGAGGCCCAATCTTGCTATTAACTATATTAATGTTTGTTCTATATCCTTTTTGCATTCCCATGTCTAATCCTTTATTTTAATAAATATTACATACCACGAAACTCAGTCTCATCAATTGGTGCACAAGTAATTGTCCTAAATGCGCCCTTATACCCCATGATAGTATGCTTATTATCAAAGTTTTTTAATCCATCATTAGCCACGCTATAGTATCTAATACTATTTTCAGTAACCGCATACCCTATATAATCACCAAAGCTAAGTTGAACATCCATCTCAGATAGCTGTGCCACATATATACCAAAGGTTAAATTACCATCTTGTAAGTGTCTTGCAGTACCATTTTTATTATATACTTTATTTTCTGGTTCAGCAAGTATTGGTATAACCTTTAATTCTATTGGTGGTAAAAATCTAATACCGTCTTTGGTTGCCTCACCATAAATATCATCATATTCTGTTTGTTGTCTATCAACACGGTATAATATTACGGTAAAGTTACCATCACCTTCAATAGCCTCTCTCCCCATATTAACCTCTAAGTCAAAATCGGCACTAGAAAAAAATTTATTAACCCTAGTTATTGGTATATAACGCTTATTGTCCATGGTTTTATATATAAATATTTATCTTTTACGTAATCTAATGATAAGGCTTGATTTTTTAAAAAAATAAAGTATATTCATAACAATTAAATTATTAACATTGATTAATTTAAATGACTTAAAAGGCCGTTCAGCAATTGATTTGTTGGAAAAATACGAAGGTATTAATCCTTACATATTAAAACTTAAGAATGAATATATTAAAAATAAAAAAATATCTTTAACAGATAATCAGTCAGCCTATATAATAAAGAATAATAGTAGAGAACCAGAATATCTTAATCGAGTTATTGGCATAACCAAATACCTAGGTGAGGAACTTCAACGCCAACATGGTATATCATTTATACCAGAAAAGATTTTAATAGAATTTATTCTAGGTGAAAATGACAAATCTTTTCACATATATGGTAAATTAAGTAAAAATCAAAAAGAATCTAAGATGTATTGGATTCCAAAGACACAATTGGTTGATGACCCATACTTTGAGGATATAAAGGTAGATGTAGATTTTACCAAATATAATGAGATTCTAGGCAAGTATGGTAAAAAGCTATATCAACACCAAGAAGATGGTGTTAAATTTTTATTATCAAGAAAAAACTGTATATTAGCTGACGATATGGGTTTGGGAAAAACAAACCAAGCAATAATCGGGGCCTTAGAAAGTGGGGCTAAAAAAATATTAATAGTCTCACCATCTTCAGCCAAGATTAATTGGGAACGAGAAATAAATGTTTTTTGTGATGATACAACTATAATAGAAGGTAAAAAATGGTCTAAAGCTAAATTTACGATAATAAATTATGATATCCTTAAGAATTTTCATACACTAGATGATGGTAAGAAACCAAAGGATGGTGAAGAACCAAAGAAATTAAATAGAGAATTAGCAAATGCTGGATTTGATTTGATAATAGTTGACGAAGCACATTATCTAAAAAATAATGATAGTATTAGAGGTAAGATAATGGTTGAATTAGTTGAAAAACATGGTATTCCAAATGTTTGGCTATTAACTGGTACACCAGTAGCTAATAGACCTATGGATTTCTTTAACCTACTTAAGCTTATCAAGTCTAAGTTGGCAGAAAATTGGAAACATTATGCCGTTAGGTATTGTGATGCTAAAAAGATGTATAGAACACTTAAGAATGGTCAGAAAAAACAAATTTGGATAACAGATGGTGCTTCTAACTTGGATGAGCTATCTACCAAGACCAAAAACATAATTCTTAGGCGATATAAAACCGAAGTATTAGATATGCCAGATAAGGTAGTGACACCATCATATTATCGTCTAGACTCTAAGGCTAGAAAAGAATATGATGCCTTATGGGAAGAATATTTAGAAAAACGTATTCTTGACGGTAAAAAGAATGGTAACATACAAAAAGACCTAGTTGAATTAATACTATTGCGACAATTTATTGCGGCTGCTGCAATACCCTATACTATTGAAATGGTTGAAAATGCAATAGAAATGGGTCGTAAGGTAATTATATTTACAAGCTTTACTGAAGAATTAGAAATACTATCACAGCACTTTGGTAAACTATCGGTAAAGCACAACGGCCCAATGTCCACCACTCAGAAACAAAAATCAGTAGATGAGTTTCAAAATAATCCAAAGGTCAAGGTATTTATTGGTAACATAGATTCAGCTGGTGTGGCTATAACTCTAACTGAAGCAACTGTTGTGATATTTAATTCATTTTCTTGGGTGACTGGAAATAATGAACAAGCTGAAGACCGTGCATTCCGTATTGGACAAAAGAATAATGTTAACGTTTATTATCAATTATTTGAAGGAACGATTTCAACTAGAATGTGGGAGACACTTAAGAATAAACAATTAGTTATTAGTACAATCTTAGGTGAAAGGAAGGATAAAAATGAAACTGAACTAATAATGGATAACATACTTAATACAGAAGAATAAAATTAATTAAAATGGTTACAATATACACGATATCTGAATGCCCGTACTGTACAGAATTAAAAGATATTTTAACGTCTAATGGTATTGAATACATTGATGTTAATGTTGAATTGCCAGAGAATGAGGCTACGTATAATAAGATTCATGACTTAACTAAGTCAGACCAAGTTCCGATTATAAGGGTTGGTAATCAATTATTGGTACCAAATGTATCCTTCAATACAATTAAAGATGCTGGCAATATAATTAAAAAATTATTAGGTTAATACTATTTTATTGATATTTATAAATAAATAGAAATTATGCCAGTAAGTACAGATGAAAGAGAAAAACTATTTACGCAATTTAGGCACTCACTTGGTGCACCAACACGTGCCGTTGAATTAACTGATGAACAACTTTGTACACTACTTGAGATATCAATAGAAGATTACGCTCAATATGTACAAGAATGGTTGATTGAACACCAATGGCAATCATTGTTAGGACAAAGTATTTCAACAACAGATATGTCTTTTGCTCTTAGTGTTCGAACACTTGATTATGTACAACAATCAACATATGCTTATTCTAAGCAAGTTGGATTACAAACAAATGGTCCATGGGAGTTAAAAAAAGACTATGTTGAATTAGAAGCTGGTAGACAAGTTTATCAAATACCAGCTGGTCGTGAGGTTAATGAGGTATTATGGATAACTCCACCACCAACTAGTCAAGCCTTATTAGCAAATTTTGGTGGTATTGACTATGGGTTCGGTGGTGGCTTTGCACAAACAGGTGCTGGCGTAAATGGTGGTTCTGGTCTTGGTGCTAGGGGTTATTATATAGCTCCAGCATTTGATATATTATTAACCGCTTCTGATATGAACTTAAAAAATAGGATTGTTAGAAGTGAATTGGTGTATAAGATAACTGCTGGACCAAATGGTACAAAATTGTTACATTTGTTATCCGTTCCAGGTTCTAAGTTTTCTTTTGGACAAGGTATTGGTGGTCTAGGTAATAACGTAAACATGACAGGTTCTCATGTTTGGTATTTTTATTATGATACGGTACCTGAAAATATTGACGATTGTTTGAGAGACAATCCAGATATCATCAAGATGCCAAACCAAGTTCCATTATCAAAGTTAGATTATTCAGATTTTAATGAACCAACAAAAACACTAATAAGACAATTATTCATTGCTGAAGGTAAAAGAACCCTAGGTAGAGTACGTGGTAAATTTGGTGGGATTGTAGGGCCACCAGAGGCCGAAAGGACTATGGACTATGATACACTACTAAGTGAGGGTAATGAAGAGCGTAGAGCCGTCTTAGAACGCTTAGACACTAGGTTATTAAGATTATCTACAACCAGTCAATTAGAACGAGCAGCTAACGAAGCTGAATATCTAAATAGAGCTTTAAAATTCCAACCAATGGGATTCTGGGTATTCTAAAAATTAAAAGAGGGGAAATTTCCCCTCTTTTAATTTAAAATGGCCAACCATCGTCAATAACTTCTATTGTTGGTATTACAATAGGTTCGTAGTCATCAGGTCTTTCAGCATATGTATCATCAAACTCATCTTCTAAGATAATTGATTCATCATTTTCAGCATCATTTTCAGCATCATCTTCAACATCATTTTCAGCATCATCCTCAGCATCATTTTCAGCATCATCCTCAGCAACCTTTTTTATTTTATTTGTGTTGATACCTTGATTAGCTTTTTCACTTAGCAATTTAGCAACAACAGTTGCATCTACCAATGTTATCTCATCGGTATCTATGTTTATGGTTTCGCCAGACATAACCAATTGCTGATTAGTGTAATCAAGCCAAGCATCATACCTATCAACGCTTTCATTATTGGTTAGATTATAATAATGATTACGTCTTATAGCATCTTCTTCATATTTAAAGATATCATTTACATGTGCTAAAACTTCACCCCATTTTCTAGAAACTAAATTACCTAAGCCATCGGTAGATATATCGGCAATGATAAAGATATCGATAGTTAATAAACCCTTATTTGTAACATCGCTAAGTTCTTTAACTTCCAATCTTTTAAATAAATAATCTAATTTATTTTTTTCTTCTTCGATACTTTCAGCTCTAAACTTAGCCATTCTATTATGATAATCGGACCTTATAGTGTCCCATTCATCTTGTGTCATATAGTTAGGCAACTTATCAACCTTATCCCAGAACTTAATCTCTTTATCTTCCATACGCATAAGGTCAGCGTATGAATCTTGGTCACCAACATTAAACGGCATACCTGAAACCAATTCACATTCTTGCTTTGTGTAAACAGTACGCTCTTTTAATTTTTCAGTAACAATCTTTGTTTGTTTGTCTTTAGTTTTTATTATAGATAGAAGTATATTTTTTCTTACTTCTGGGTTAAAGCACACCAATAACGGCTTAACCTTATTATTAAAGGTCTCTAGGTATTTAGGAACGTTATACTCATCAGTATGCAATTCGGTTTCAATTTCTGCAATCCTATTTTCGATAGCTACCTTATCATCATCAGAATCCCCATCAATAGCAAGCAAGGCTTTTTTAAGAAGTTCAAGTTCTTTAATTATTTCGAAGTCATGTTCAACAACAGCTGGGTCAATTAATTTACAATTTAATTCAGTAACCTTATCCACTGGTGGATAAAAACCATTAGCTGCAAAAAATGCATCCCTTGCTTTCTTGGTCATTTTATTTTTATCAATTGTTTTCAAATCACCTTGACCTTTTGAATTACCAGTATTAATATAATATAAGGTATCACCTAGTGTTATATTAAGACCACCTAGGATTGCTAATTCCATATGTGCTTGTTTAGGCATAGGGTTACCAGCCTTATTCTTCATTGAAGCTTTCTTACGATAATCAGATAATGTAGTCTTAACCCTAGATTTATTGGCCATCTTAACCAATGGTATTTGATAATTATATATCTTATCAACATATCCATAATAATAGTTAATAAATGACTGTCCATCACCATCTAATAACATACGTATAGCCTTAGCTAGAAAATCTTCGATAAACACAGGCATCTTCTTAGACTTAATGGAGTTACCGACTAGCTTAATTTTACCATTTATGTCATTTGCATAGTTCTTACGAGCAAAATTAATGGTTGAACGACAAATGTCGTCAATATCTAATCCCATACGACCTTCCATATAGTTTTCATTAAACTCAGCTAATACAGCATCCAATCCAATTAATTCTTTGCCAGCATCCTTGGTTGTTTTCCAATGACTACCTCTAGCGACATATTTAATATCATCGATATTTGATGGGAAAGCAAAGTTAAAGCCATCAGTATCACCAACCAAAGGTTTAAAGCCATGCTTTTCAGTAAAATGTCTAACCATAAGTCTTAAGGCTTGTCTACCACGACAAGTTGTTTCTTCAGCTGAATCAGTATCACCCCAATTAAAGATATATGGTGCACCATATGAACCAAACCATGAGTTGGCTAGGATTTTAAGTGGTAATTGCTTTTTATCGTATAGATTCGATAGACTTTTATACTCAGCAATCTTAGCTTCCACCTCAGAAATTTCTGAAGGGGTCATATTACTTCTATTTTTCTTTAATTCATCCGATAATTTATTGGCTTTTTTCTTTTCGCTACCAGTTAAATTTTTAAAGTGGTCCCTAGTATCAACAACATAAGTTAATATACCACGCATTACACCAGATATATCTAAGTCAGGGAATATTCCCCACGTTAATTGAATCTTAGGGTACAATGCAGCATAATCTAACTTAGCTACATCCTTAGCATAACCAATCTCTAATAGCCTTGATAAACCACCAGTAAATTCACGTTTTTGTTGTGTTTCTGGTATAGCTAACCCATTTTGGTACGACCAAGCAGACATTATTAATTTCCATTGACCAGCAGTACCCATTGTTGATGAACGCATGAATGTTGTTGGTAATATCTTAGATATTAAGAATGAAGCTTGGTTAAATAGGTTATCAATTTGCTCTGTTTCCCATAAGTCATCGCATAGATAACGTTGGACAATATAAGCACCAGTAGTTATAACATAGTTTGGCTTCAGATTAGCTTTTTCAGTTATCTTATACCAATCACCGTTGGTATTATTAAAGGCATACTGGTTAACCTTATCGGCCCAAATCAGACTAATCTTATCACCAGCAACATAAACACGGTTTGGCTTTGCTATTTCGGAATACTGAGTGATATATTTCAATCCCCAACTCTTAATCTCAGAGTTAATAGCCATGGCTCTTCTTACAGCGTGGGATATATCCAAGATATTATAACCATACATATGTGTTTGGTTATAATGCTCTATTTCAGAACCCAACTTAAGCGTTGCTGATTTACGTTTAATCTTAGATATTCGATTAAGTGTAATTGCTAGCTCTGTTATATCCATACCAAGCCTTTCAGCACGGTCAAATAGATAAGGCCAGTCAAAGTTTTCTGAATTATAACCAGCTATTATATCTGGCTTTATCATATCGATAATTCTAAAGAATTTTGCGATATTTTCACGCTCACTATCTCGCTTATCCGATAATGTATTACCAATGCTCTCCAAGATATGTTCAATACCTCTATTATCCCTAACACCAATTTGTGTGATAGCGTGTTTAGAAGCAAATAATCCTTCAGTTTCTAAGTCAAATTGAAAACGATGTAAGTCAGAGTAATCATCAATACCCTTAAATAATCTCTTACCAGATTGTATTAAAAATTGCTCAGTTGGGCTAAACAATATAAACATCTTGTAGTTCTCTTTATCGAAGACATCAATACCGCCATCCTTAAAAAAGCTAATTAGTCTGTTATATGATTGGCTACACTTAGCAATGAATTTGTAACCATTTTCCATACGTGGCGGTACATACCCCTCATCATTATGGGTTCTTAATTTTTTAATTGTAACACCGTACTTATCACGAGCTTCAATTATTTTCATTCGATTCCCACCATACATAATCTTAGTTACATCTTCTTTAAACCAAATAAATGGTTCGTAATGAGCAACTCGTTGGTATTTAGGTCTTGCTGGGTCATTGATGACCAAGGTAACATTATTCGTATGGTATTCGGATTCAACAGCTACGATATATTTTTCTGGGTCTGAACCCTGTAAAAATTGTTCAATTTGCTCGTTGGATAGGGTAGTTTTAGTTTGCGCCATATTATTTTTTTTACAAAACTACGTATATTTTTACTATTAAACAAGTAGAATGGCTAAATATTTTTTAACTTTGTACGTTACAAAGTTACGAAAAGTTATTGAGATAAACAAGTAGGATTAATTATTTTTTTATACCATGGTCAAGTACCGTAACGTACAATGATTCACGTATAGGTACAATCAAGGTACCTGAACCGTCAAGAAACTCAATATCGAACTGTGCTACATATCTACCAGCCACAGATGTTTCTTTCTCAGTAAACTTATAAATCAAGTAGTATTCCTCACCAACACAACTCGCTGGTGTTACCAGTTGAACACCAGTAGATTTCTTGGCAATTCTTTTAACACCAGTAACCACATCACTCATGGTAAAATATATATCGGCATTCTGAATCAGCTCAAAAAACTTTTGAAAGTCATTTCGGCCATCACGAATAAGTTCCAGTTTTAAAACTGGTAATGTTGAATTTTTGTTTATGAAGAATTCCATATTGTTTATAAATATCTTTAAATAATTATTTAGACAGATAAAGCTCTAAAAATCTTGCTTGTACATCAGAATCAGTCCATTAATTTATTGTTTCATTGCCATTGATTGTTAAATCATCTGTAAAGGTAGGGTTTGTGTTAACATTTAATTGTGAAATTTTTTTATTTGGCATACTTTAATTTAGTTTATAATAAATATATTAAACTAATATAAAACCTAAGAAATAAAAACGTTATTTAAAATTTATACCCAAACCATTCCATAACCACTTTGCTGCAACAATAAATAAGCGTCTTCTGTCAATATAAAATTGGTGTCTTAAATGCCATATCTAGGTGCACCATTAACATAATTGTATTGAATATTAGCATAATTTAAATCACAAATATTAAATTTAAATTGTGATATACCACCAATAAAGGTACCACCAAAGTTTTCTTCTATTGGTAAACCAGCATCTTTAGCATCTGGTCCATCAAAGGTTTGAGTTTCAATTAACCCCTGACTACCACCACCAATGCTTAAATTAAACGGCACACCAACTTGTTTTGATTTATATTCATTTAGACGTTTAGCCATATGTTCTGGGAAATCATTTACAACATATTTGAGCTTTGAATTAACATAAAACATTAACTTACCTACCCGTTGACCTTTTGTTTCTAGTTCGCAATCAGTTAAATAATTTGTTACGTATCTAATAACAACATAAGACCACTCATTTGATGATACAATCCCTGCTTCAGAATAACCCTCTTGAATTGTAACGCCACTGGTATATATTCTTTCACCACTAGCATTTGTTGAACAATCACCAGTAACGGTTAACATTCTATAACCAATTTTTCCATCACTAGTTATCCTAAAACCTAAGGCATTGTCAATAATATCTAATCTGTAATCAACTTCAGTTTGAGGCTTGGTATTACCACTATAAGTCTCGATGGTTTTATTACCAAAACCATCGTTAGGATTATCACAACAAGTACTAGCTGAATAAGTTGTACCTCGACCATATATTAAAAACGGATTAGTGTAATCTGATATAACTTCAGCACTCTTGGCAACCGAAATACCCTTGCCATCGTAAGTATAAACTGTTTTGGTACCTAACCCATCAATACTGCCATGATAATATGAAGAATAATGAGTATCAGTAGTTGTTGTTGTTGTTGTTCCTGTTGTGAATATAAAGCTATCTGTCGCACCAGTAAGTCTACTAGGACTAGCGTCATATGCTCTACCATAAATCAAGAATTGATTTGTAATTAACTCTATTTCGATTTGTGGTGGGTCTAGAGGTATTGCGAAGCCATAATCACCAACAATCGAGACATCAGGTTCTTTTAATACCGTACAAAATGTGGTTACGGTACCAGTACATGCGGTTGTTGTTGCTGAACAAGCACTTAAACAACCAGTATTATTACCCTCAAATTGATTCCAAAACTTATTTTCGGCACGAGTACCCATATAGAAGAAGAAGCCAGCATTATTTGGATATGTATCATTTAATGTTGTACCAGTACTATCACAAATATCTTGAGGGTTTAACCAAAATTCGGCTGACCAAGCTTGGTTAACCCTAGTTGGCAATACTTCATAAGTACTTCCATCTATTTTATAATAACCTTGATAAAAACCACCACAAAATTGAGTATAGTCACCTTCAGTACCACCAATAACTCGTTCTGTTGGATAAACATATGTATCAGTTGTGCCAGTAACTAAATGCATCATAAATCTAGTCTCGCCAGATGGTATAATTAACGTGCTACCAGTCAATGCATCAACCAATGCATCATTTTTATAATCCAATGGGTCTTTTTCAAAGGTAACAAGACCATTATCAATACCAGTCAAACCAATAGTATTAAAGGTATAACCAGTATTTACAGCATTATCCCAAGATACCAAGCTATAAATCGTTGAAGCCGTTGTAGCACTATTTGGGTATATACTAACATTATCAAAGTCATACCAAACAACGAAACAATCACCAGAAGTTAAACCACCACTGGCTTGTATTGGGGTACTATCATTAGCTAAAAAGAAATCCCAATAATCGGAATTACTTAGTTTTAAATCTAACTTATTAAAATTAAAATTTTTTATGTTTACCATGACTTTTTTGTTAAAAACTTTCTAAGCTACTTCGTTTCCAACCATTAGTAGTCTTAATATATATGTGGTTATCATCCATAGTGATATTACCTACATTACCATATGTATCGTTAGATGATGTAGGTGTATATGCTGGTATTGATAATGAATTTGGTTTAAAATCATTATTTGTTGTCCAATTACCATCATTATCTATTACTAGGGTTGCTGGTGTATCATTGTTAATACCATGTAAGACACTAATACCGCCACCAATGGCTGTTTCTTTAGTTCCACCATAGTTTAAATCGATATTATTGTCTTCAGCAATGATACTTTGTGTTTGTAGGTATGTATTTGTAACATTTGACCCACCACTGTACATTTCTTTTACGGCCTCAACCAATAAAGCGGTTATATCCTTGTACTGAACACCTAAATAATTGTCGGAACCACTAGTAAATGTCAATTCTGGTACGATATTATTAACTTCTTGTGCAATAAAACCATATCTAACACCATCACCACCAGCATTTCTATCTTTCCAGTTATATGTTACGCCTCTAAGGTTAAGAACCTTATCTAAAGCGTTAGTTATAACCATTACATTTTCCTTAAGACGTATATCTGAAGCTTGATTTACTACGTTACCGTTAGCATCGACACCAATATCAGTTGCACCTGGTCCAGCACCGATTGTTTTTATGTTTAAGCTATTAACATACGTAAAATTGTTGCTCGTACCAGTTATATTATCACCCAAAACAATTGAACCATCACCACCAGCTATACTATTTTGACCATGTACGAAGCTAGTTAAGCCACTTGCAATTGATGAATAACCACCAGCATGTGAATAACCACCAATTGCATTATTTTGATGACCTTCAGTTAATGAATATTCACCAAGAGCCACTGATTCCCGATTAATTATTGATATACCAGTATTAATTGAGCCAGTAGTTGCCGACCAATAACCACTACCAGCTCCAGTAACAGACCATTGACCCTTACCTTCAGTGTTGGCACAAGTCCAAACATACCCCACTTGCGGTGACTTCGTTATTATCAAATCTTCGGTTCTAGTAATACCCACGGTATCAACCCATATTGTACGACCAGAATAATCCAGTCCATTAGCGCTAATAAATTGTAAAGCATTGGTAAATATCGTTCCACTATATGCCCCAGCACCTAAGTTAGTCATAGATGTTACGAATACATCATAACTAACACCACTATAATTGACATAATAATTATAACCGTCAACAGTTGTAGCTGATGTAACACCAACAAAGTACCCATCAACATTTTGTGTTGTAGCACTGTTTGTTGGTGTAATAGCGGATAGCGTTGATTGAGCAATACTCATGCTTGGATTAGCCCAAGTAAATACCGTTGTACCAGAATTACCTGAAAATGAACTAACTAAACTTAATTGGGTTTGAGTAATCGCTGTAGTCGTTAAATCTGGGCCAGTTGTTAGTGCACTATAAGCTACACCAAATATAGTACCACCAGATAATATCGTGAAACTCTCTGGTGATTGTTTGACTTGTCTATTGTTGGAAAAATCTAATTTTGTTCTAAACGACATTTTGTGTGTTTTCTTATAAATATTCTGTCTTTTGATTATATTTATAATAAAAGACAAATTATGGCTACATTTAAAAAGAAAGACATAATGGAATTGGTTGGTGGTGATATTTATTCTAACGGTGGTGATAAGAATACCAACGGTGACAGCGAAATTGAAACTGGTCCAGTACAGAAATCTTATACTGATAATTCTGATTATGAAAAAGGCCAATCAACGACAACGGATAAAGTTACTAGTCGCTATCGACAAGATATACCTTGGTTCGCAACATACTCGTATGGTGGTAGGCGAAGCCTTGGTGGGTTACAAGTATATGAATCCAACACAAGGGTTTTAACTAAAAATTCAGTTGAAGAAAAGATAGAGGACTTGGTTAAAAAAAGCAAAGCAACAGATATAAACCCAAAAGATTATAATCCTAAATTGGCTAATATCTTAGATGAAATAAATGATACCGATTTAACTGAGAAACAACTAGAAGAATTAAAAAAAGCTATAGAAGATAAGGTAATGAAAAAACTTAAAAATCTATAATATGGCAAATCAGAATCTAAAGAATAAAACCTATAATTTAGATGGTGATGAATTTAACTATCAAGCATTGGCTATGCAACAGTCTAGATTAAAAAAAGCACAAGAAAATTGTCAAAATGATAATGATTGTGGTGAATTTAATAAATTGGGTGGTGTTTCCAAACTTAATCGTTTAGATACAATAATTGGCAAAGAACAAGATGTTGATTATCAAAAGAAAAAAGTTGGAATGGATGCTGGTAGAGAAAACCAATTCATAAAAACCCACGAAAAAGATAAGGATAACGCCAATCCAACAGGCATTGGTGGTATACCTAAAATAAATAAAGGTTCCATTAATAGAAAAATAATGTCTAATAAGGAAGTATATAATGAAAATTTAGATAAAGAAATATATAACATTAGATATTTAATAGAATATATGAATAATAACAATAAAAAACAAAAACTATAAGCTATGCCAGTAGGAAGTCCGTATAATGGTGGGCAGTCACCTTTAGAAGCTGCTGCTATTGCTCAAAGAGCATTTTTAATACCAGCAAACACATATAATAATGCTGCCGCAGCAAATGAATATAGCGCAACGCACACAAGAGCGCTATCAGATACACTTACGCCAATTTATGGTAAGGGTTCTGGACAATTCTTGGATATCGAAAACTATGCTGGTGTTGGTGGTGAATGGGACGTAAACGGTAACCAATCAAACTCTGTTGGTTCAGGTAGAAACCCATTATTAACACTAAATAGTGCTACTTGGGGTTATGGGCCAGCTGGCTTGGGTTACAGTGTTTACGTAAGTCCTAATACATCATTAAACATAGGTCAAGTAATTATCTAATATGAAGCTTTACAATTTATACGAAACAGTTATATTAGAAGAAATTGCTAAAAATCGAAGGATTTTAAGCGAAGGCGCTAGTATTGATGATGTTAACTCAGCTATTGAGGGTAAGTATAATGTAAATATTCTATACCGTGATAATGTAGATACACCACCAAGCAAGCGTTATATTCAAGTTTATAACTTAAGTAAAACAAAAGCTGGTAATGATGCGATAAGAGCTTATCAAATTTTTGGTGGTTCTAAGACAACACCAAAAACTGGTGCGTGGAAGATTTTTAGACTTGACAGAATCGAAGGTTGGTACCCAACAAATATGAAGTGGCAAAAACCAGTATCGGATTTAGATTCTAGTATACCTAAGTATAATCAAAACGGTGATAGAACTATGTCAACGGTTATAAATAAAGTAAACGTAGCTCAAAAACCAGAATTACAACAACAACAACAAGCATTTTAATATGGAACAAACACCACCACCAGTAGATATAAACAAATTAAGGGGTATATTAGGTAAGGCTAAACAAGTCATGCATAAAGTAGAAGACACGAAGCCAATAAAATCTTCTCCAAACGGCAATAGTTATGTTACTGAAAACTATGAACAAACAAGCCCTATTTATAGTCCTAATGATGAGCGTGAACCAGTTTATGCAACACCTACGCTAGCAGATTACAGACCAACAAATACACAACCAGCTAGCTACTCCAAAGAACAAATAATGGCTTCTAACTTACCTCAAGCTATTAAGGAAGCGATGATTAATAAACCAATACCACAACTAAGTGGACCTAATCATACATTCTCATTACACGATATTGGCTCATTAGACCCAGAACCAGTACGACAAAAACCAAGAGTGAATGAGGGTATTGGTCAGAAGCCTAGTAATATGATTACAATTTCTGAAGGTAGATTGAATGAAATGATAGAAGAAAAAGTTAATGAAGTTCTACAGAGAATATTACTTAAAAATATAACAGAACAAACAATTAAGAAGACGGTTACTACGCTCATGAGGGAAGGTAAATTAGTAACCAAAAAGAAAATATAATTAAAAAGGCCAAATTTGGCCTTTTTTTATTTACTAATGTTTTGGATTAATTATATTAGGGTATTAAACTAATATAATGAAAAAATTAAGAGTCTTAGTAGTCCCTAGTGACAGAACTGGCGTTAGCCATTTTCGCAGTACAAACCCACATTTAGCGTTGGAAAATAACTATCCAGATGAGTTTCATGTGGATATTGATTATGAACCAGAATTAGATAATGATGCTTGGTTAAAACAATATGATATAATTCATTATCATAGAACACTAGGACCATATCAAAATATGAAGGCCCTATTGGCTAGGCTAAAGGCTTTAAATATAGTTACGATAATGGATATTGATGATTATTGGGAGCCTGGAAAACATCACCCAGCATATGAACTAATTAAATCAAGTGGACTAGACGCTATGATTAAAGCTAATATAGTATTAGCTGAGAACGTAACAACTACCACACCAATATTTGCTGATGAAATAAAGCCACTGAATAAGAATGTTTTTGTTCTACCAAATGCAATTAATCCAAAGGAAGAACAATTTACACCTAAGTTGGAACCTTCAGATAAAATACGTATTGGATGGTTAGGTGGTTCCAGTCATAGATATGATTTAGAAATTCTAAACGGCTTGGTATCTAAATTACAAACAGCTGGTCTACTCGATAAGATACAATTTGTATTATGTGGCTTCGATACTAGAGGTTCACATACAACCATCGACCCAGTTACGAAACAACAAACCGTTAGACCCATAACACCAAAAGAAAGTGTTTGGTATACATATGAGCGTATCTTCACTGATGACTATAGAATAGTTAGTCCAGAGTATAAGGAATATCTAATGAAGTTTACTCAAGAGGAATATCCAAATGTTCATAATGAACCATATCGTAGAGTTTGGACCAAACACATATCAACATATGCGACTAATTATAATCTATTTGATATATCACTAGCACCAATCGAAGAACATATTTTTAATAAATGTAAGAGTCAATTAAAGGTAATTGAAGCTGGTTTTCATAATAAAGCAATCATTGCCCAAAACTATGGCCCATATCAAATTGATTTAACCAATGCTATCGAATATGGTGGTGTTTTTAATGATGAGGCTACTGGTATCTTGATTGATACGAGCAAGAATCATAGTGATTGGTTTAATGCCATTAAGAAGCTTGTTAAGAACCCAGAAATGATTGGAATTCTACAAAATAACCTTTCTACTAAGATTAAGGATATTTATTCAATAGATAACGTTACTAAACAGAGAAAAGAACTGTATCAAAGCTTGGTTAGTGAGATGCAAAGTAAAAAAGAATTAGAGTATGCAAAAGAAAACTAAAAATAATAATTTTTGGGTAAAGCTATATGTATTTTATCTAAGTATTAAAAGTAGATTTTTTATTGAACCTTATCTTAGGTACAAAGAAAATACATCTAAAGCCAAAAAACAAAAGGAATATATACGTGGTTTTAATTCTCTTACTGGTGTAGATTACACTAGAGTATTATCTATAATGGATAAAGATAAAAATAGACCAGATAATTATTATGAACATATAAATGAAGAATTAACAAAGCATCGTAAATTGATGCAATCTCAAAAATTTAGCTATACACCAAAATTTTATGAGCCAGAGATTATTGACATACATAATGAAAACTTAAATCCAAATGCGCCAAGTCTTTTGGAATTGATATACAAGGAAGAACTAAATGGTTTAAAACAATTGTATAAACAGGAACGGGACCTTGGGTATCATCCACGAAGTTGTTATGCACCTTCATCTAAAACTGAAGACGTAGCAATAAAAGCTGCTAAGGTTGAAAGCTTCAATGATTTAGAAACCAAAATAAATAACATTCTTAAATTGGAACATGAATTATCATATATGTCTAAATTTATACCTATAATTGGGGTTGCTGGTACCAAAAATGAGATTAAACCAATTAAAAAAAGTTGGTATAAACCTATGGGTAATTTATTTAAAAATAAATCTTAAATCTGACTTGTTAGTTTGAAAAATTTGTAGTAGCTTTGTAACTATATAACGAGTTATAATAAAAAAATACAAATGGCATTAGACCAAACTAAGATTGTCGCTAACACAAAGAAATATTTTGATACAGCGATAAAGAACGGGTTCATGAACGATGAACTAATGACCTTCCTAGGTGAAGATTTTATAAAGGCACCAGCCTCATCAATGACAGAATATCATAATGCTTTTGAAGGTGGTCTAGTTGACCACCTTTTAAGGGTTGCATCGTATGCTGTTAAAATAAACAATGCCTTACCAGAAGAAGATAGAGTTGACCAAACATCTTTATTAAAGGTATGTTTATTACACGGCATTGGTAAAGCAAAGCTATATGTACCATGCAAATCTGAATGGCATCGTAAAAACTTAGGTAAGATGTATGAGTTTAATGAGGATATCACATCTATGCGTGTTAGTGAACGTAGTGCTTATTATGTATTATCACATGGTATTACACTAACCGATGAAGAATATGCCGCTATTTTATTCTTCGATAAGACTGACGACAAGATGTCAGAATACCATAACTCAATGGTTGGCGAATTACTTAAGATGGGTAATGTATTAGCAATCAAAAACGCTCAAAAAAATAATTAATGGATACCATCGAAAAAATGAGGTTAAGAATCCAAGAGATTGCTGACCCAAATAATCCATATTCTCAAGAAGATTTTGACGTTGAGTTTTCAAGCAAAAATTTTACACATGATACCTCTACTTACAAGATAAGTGTTGGTTTTAAGAATGAATCAGATAACCAAGACCCAGAATACGCAACCTCTGGGTCTTCTGGTTTTGATTTAAGGGCCAATACCCAAACACCAATCATCCTCAAGGCTGGTAATCGAGCCATTATACCAACAGGTTTGTATTTTGAACTACCAGATAACTTTGAGTTACAAATACGACCACGCAGCGGTCTAGCCGCTAAGAATGGTGTAACAGTGTTAAACACACCAGGTACCGTTGACGCTGATTATCGTGGTGAAGTTAAGGTGATTTTAATTAATCTATCCACTGAAGATTTCGTTATAAATCATGGCGATAGAATCGCACAAGGTGTACTAGCAACCGTAACTAGTAAGAATGTTATTAATTTACTAAAACGAGATAATATCTCATCAAACACTGAACGTGGTTCAGGTGGCTTTGGTTCAACAGGTATATCATAATAAAAACAAATAATATATGGAAAAATTAGATTTTGATGACTTATTAATTGAGCCAGCTAGTGCAACATCTATAGAGAGTCGTAAAGCTTGTTGGTTATACCAAGACGCTGGGTATTTACCCTTGATTACAGCACCAATGGATACTGTAATTGATAATGAAAATATGGGGGTATTTGATGATTTGGATATAATCACTTGCTTACCTAGAGGTCTTAAAAACCCAAATGGTTTTGAGTCTTATTCATTAAAGGAATTTAATGATGAATTTCTTAATTCTAATCTTAGAACGAATGGTAAATACCTAATCGATATAGCTAATGGACATATGACCAGTCTATGTGAAACCATCCAAGTGATTAAAAAACATCACCCTACGATGACTATAATGGCTGGAAATATTGCTAATCCATCAACGTATATTGCATTATCAAATGCTGGTGCTGATTATGTTAGATGTGGTATTGGAAATGGTGCTGGTTGTTCGACCACATTACAAACTGGTGTTGGTTACCCAATGGCCTCGCTTATATCTGAATGTTATGAAGCATCATTGAGCTTAGATAAACCAGCATTAATAGTAGCTGACGGTGGTATGCAAAAATACGCTGATATTATTAAAGCCTTAGCGTTAGGTGCTGATTATGTTATGGTTGGTAGTCTTTTTAATAAGGCTATTGAATCTTGTGGTGATAACTACTTATGGGGTAAGATTAAGGTGTCACAACATATAGCTGAGTTAGCTTACGCTTCAAAGATACCCGTATATAAAAAATTCCGTGGTATGTCAACCAAAGAAGTCCAAAAAAAATGGGGCAAGGAAACCTTGACAACTTCAGAAGGTGTTATTAGATTTAGAAAGGTTGAATATACCTTAGCTGGATGGACAAGAAACTTCAAAGATTATCTAAGTTCTGCTATGAGCTATACCAACTCAGATAATTTATCTTACTTTATTGGTCAAGTAAAATTAAATAGAATAACAAATAACGCATATAATAGATTTAAGAAATAATGATATCAATAATATACTGCACAAGAGAAACCAATCCAGAACACAAGGCTCATTTAGCTAAGACATGTGGTCTAGATAAACATCTTGAAATCATTGAGATAGTTAATAATGGTGAGAGCCTAACAAGTGCGTATAATCGTGGCTTAAAACAAGCCAAGAATGATATCGTTGTTTTTTGTCACGATGATTTAAGTATTGAAACTAAGCAATGGGGTACCAAGCTTATTAAGCTATTTAAAAACAATCCAGAATACGGTATAATTGGGGTTGCTGGAACCAAGCAAGTACCATCAAGTGGAATTTGGTGGGAAAACCCTAGAAAGATGTACGGGCGTGTTTCACACACACATGAGGGTAAGACTTGGTTATCATCTTATTCTGATGACTTGGGTCATGAAATTGAAGAAACGGTAATCGTTGATGGTGTATTTTTTGCTATTGATAAATCCAGAATCAAAAAAACCTTTAACGAGGACGTACAAGGCTTCCATTTTTATGACCTTACCTTTTGTTATGAAAACCATTTGGAGGGCGTTAAGGTGGGTGTTACGACCTTAATACGGATAAATCACAGGTCTATTGGTGCGACAAATGAAGAATGGGAAAAAAATAGAGCACAATTTAGTGAATCTTTTAAAGAAACCCTACCAAAAGAAATTAAGAGAGTATTACGTAAGGGTGAAAAATTAAGGGTATTAATTGGTTGTTTAAATTTTACCAATCTAACTGGTTCTGAACTATATGTTTACGAATTGGCTAAGCAATTGGTTAAAGAGGGTTGTGAGGTAACTATATGTTCAAACATAGGTAAGCCGATGTTAGATATGGTAAAGCCACTTGGTATAAAGCTATATTCACTACAAGAACCACCTAACTATAAGCTAGGTGATGGTAAATGGTTATTAAAGACACAAAATGGTGATGTTGTATCGCAAGAGAATACATTATATCGTATTGGTAATACCACGTTTGATGTAATGCATTTAAATCATAAACCAATAACCGAGCATCTATTAAGGTTATTTCCAGAGGTTCCAGCTATTTGTACAATACATTCTGAGGTTATCGCTTTGGAGGAACCCGTAGTATCCCCACAAATAAAGAAATACCTAGCAATTAGACCTGAGATTAAGGACCATATAGTTAAGCGATATGGTATAACTGAGGATATTGTTAGCGTTATTTACAATCCAATAGATAACACTAAGTTTAAATCAGTACCATCGGTAAAAAAACGAGATAAAAAACGTGTATTATTTGTTGGTACGATTGACTATTTGCGTAAGAATTCAATCAATAATTTGATACAAAAAACTGCTGATAATAATCAAGAACTCTGGTTGGTTGGTCAATATAACGGTGTTACGGAATCTGAATTAAATATGGGGCCACACGTAAGTTATTTTCCACCAACATCTAGTATTGAAAAATATATACAAGAATGTGATGAAACTGCTGGTATACTATTAGGTAGAACAACCATTGAAGGTTGGATGTGTGGTAAGAAAGGGTGGATATATGATGTTGACTCATCTGGTACAATACTTAGCAGTTCATTACATGATGTTCCGACAGATATAGATAAATTTTATGCCAATAATGTAGTCAAAGAAATAATAGAAGAATATAAATCAATATTGTAATGAGTAGCATTAAGGAATGGTTACGGAGTAAAGTGGCTTCAGTATTTATATCATTATCTAACGTAGAGAAGAATACTATAACGCAAGGTTCTGACCAAGTAAGTAATGATACACACTACACTAGAAGGAATACGCAGGGTACCTTAGCTGATTCGTTAATCAATGGTGAGGTTACCCAAGAAGTACAAAACTTGCGTTGGAGAACCTATAATATATTGAATCAAGTTTCTGGGTATAAGTCCAAAGTAGTTGGTTATGATGAAGATGGCCTACCAGTAACTGAAATGGTTAAATTAGATGTGAGCAAAGAACTAGATAATATTAAATTAGATACTGCTGATTCTTATGTATTAGAGATGGTTGTCGATAATTCTGAAATTACCAACAATACTAATGATATAATGTTTGGTAAACATTTATTGGTATATGATACCCCTAAGATTATGTTTGGTGAGCTTAACACTAGTGACGATAAAATACCAGAGGCTGTTGAAAAATTTGCGTCACATGGTACAATTAATGACACCGAATACCATGCAATTAATAAAACAGAAAAACCATTATTTGTTGGTCGTGACTTTTTTCCTAAGTTTAATATTGAAGATTACACAACCAAATTAAATATTAGAAGAATTGATGAAGAACATAGACTACTAGAATTTTATGTTAGTAAGTACCCAGATACCCATAGGAAGAACTCTGGGTTATTCATTAAAGAAGTAACAAAGGCAATAGCTAATCCAACCCACATTAACTTTTTAGAGATAAAAAATGTATCATTTGTTACTGATAATACGATTGGTGCTAGTAACTACTTAAGATTTACTTATGATATACTTAAGTTTGACAAGATAGTTGAATTTAATGGCTCTTACGTTATTAAATTTATCGGCAAGGTAAGCATTAATGGGGTAAATATCTTTGAAGAATTTAGGGTTACTGAGCTGGATGATAAATATAAAAATAAAGAAACCAAGAATCGATGAAACTACTAATAAAATTTCCAACTAGAAATAGACCACATAAATTCTTAAAGACTTTGCACACTTACATGCGTCATCTTTATGATAAAGATACTGAAATAATTGTAAGCTGTGACCTAGATGATACATCAATGTCTGAGTCTTATATAATAGATTTCGTCAGTCAATACCCAAATGTTAAGTTACATTATAGTAACAATAAATCAAAGATTGAAGCGGTAAATGCTGATTTAACAGATGTTGATTTTGATATTTTATTATTGGCTTCTGATGATATGATTCCAATAATACAAGATTTTGATGTAATAATTAAAAATAAAATGATTGAACACTACCCAGATACCGATGGTGTTTTATGGTTTAACGATGGTTACCAAGGCAATCGACTAAATACACTCTGTATCTTAGGTAAAAAATACTATGATAGATTTAATTATATTTATAACCCAGAATATATTAGTGTATGGTCTGATAATGAATTTATGGATGTTGCCAATATATTAGGTAAACAAACTTACTTTGATGATGTAATTATACAACACCAACATCCAGATTGGGGTCATGGTACGCACGATGTCATACATACATTAAATAATAAGTATGGAGTACACGATAAAAAAATTTATGAAAATAGGCGAAATAATAATTTTTATTTATGAAGACGGCATTCAATACAATGTTAAAAAATGAAGCTAATATACTACCTGTTATATTAGAAATATGGAAAAAATATCCAATAGATTTATTTATATTTTATGACGATAATTCAACTGATGAATCGGTTAAATTAATACGTGAAATTTTAGGTGAGGGTAGATATATAGTAATAAATGATAAATTAACCTTTTTTAACGAATCACATAATCGACAACGAATGATTGATATCTCTAGAGACAATAACGTTGATATTGTTTTTTCTATTGATTGTGACGAATTGTTGTCAACAACAATTGTGGATAACTTTACTAATTTTTTAAAAATCTACAATACACATGATATGTTTTTATTTTGGTATAATAGTGTTAACAATACAATAACTGAATATCGAACAGACCCACAATATATAAATAATTATCGAAGTTTTATATTACCGCTGAATAAAACGGGTAACTTAGACACTAGTCAATTTAAATACCACACACCAAGAACACCAAATGTTAATTTGCCCAAGATGTACAACAATGATTTTGGTATAATACATTTACAAGCACTTAACACTAAATATTACGCTATAAAACAGTTATGGTATAAACATCATGAATTTGTCAATTATGGACATAGTGTTGAATTTATTAATTCAAGATATGATTCGGTTGTTAATAACTTGAATTTTAATGCAAAAAAAATTGACAATAGATTAATAGAGGGTATTAATATTGACGTAAATATTTTTGAAGGATTGGAAAATGAAAAAGGTTACCTAAAATTTATTCAGGATAACTACAATGAAAAATTAATAACATTTGGTAAAGAATTTTTAATATGAATGATTACACGATTGCTATAACTACGTTTTCTAAAAGATATGATTATGTTGTTAAACTTATAAAACAAATTAGGTCTCACACTAATAAAACTATTGTCTTATCAATTAATGGTGAGAAAGATGGTATATTTAATGATGATTATCGTAAAAAAATACTTGAGTTATGCTCTAGTTATGAGAATGTATATCCATCATTTTTTATTGAGACTAGGGGGTTGTCAAAAATGTGGAATTCGTTATTGATTATGTCATATTATGATAATATACTAATGTTAAATGATGATATTGAAATATTAGAATCAAACATATTTCAAACCGTTGAAAATCATATTAATTCAGACGCTTATCTTGGATTAACCAAAATTAATAATTCATTTTCTCATTTTATCGTTAATAAAACTTTAATGGACCGAATTGGCTATTTTGATGAGCGATTATTAGGGTTTGGTGAGGAAGATGGTGATATAACGTATCGACTATTAAAAATTGGAATACCTATCATTAATATATCAGTAACTGGGGTTATTAATATTGTGACAAATATTAGACACGACCATATTACGGCTGGTATTGGTAAATACTCAAAATTTAATAGGGATTTTATTTATAACTTTAAATATAGTCCAAATATGTCAAGTAATTATCGTGGTATGTTTGACACACCAATGGACCAAAAGTTGCCAGATTTACATCAATACCCAACCGAACAATTTTTTCTAGAGAATAAATCTAAACTATAGTGAAAATAATAAATCTAGTTGATATCGATATTTATATTAAATTATTAGAACCTGATAATAATAATAGAGATATTAACATATACAAATTATCAAAGGTAATCCCAACTGGGGAATCACTTATATACCCGAACCCTTTATTCTATTCAAAACATACCAATAATATATATAACCCTATTAATGAAAATATAATGTCATTAAAAGGTGTTGGTAAATCTAACACATTTAATATTAATAATTTAGAGTATAAAAAAATAATTGATATACCAGTATTTTTTTTTATTTATAATACTGATAACTATTTTCATTTTATTTATGACACATTACCGTATTTAATATCATATTTTAAACTTAAAGAAACAATACCAAACTTAAAGTTATTGGTTAATTATCCAAATTCCTCCATGCGACAATTCTATCGATTTGTGAGTGACACATTAAATATTTTAGGTATTAGTGAAACGGATTTTATTTTTGTTAATAATAATATTTTATATGATACTGTTTATATTTCTTCATCATACACTCACGGAATCGATTCAAATCTTCCACCTAGAAAAGAAATATATGATTTATATAATTTAATGGTTTCTAAAGTTAATTTAGATTATAACACACCAAAAAAAATATACGTTTCTAGACGAAGCTGGATACATGGCGATACATCTAACATGGGTACTAATTACACTAACAGACGTAAGCTTGATATAGAAAATGAATTAGTCGACCTATTAGTTAAAAATGATTATACTGAAGTATTTCCAGAGTCACTAACAATGTTAGAAAAAATACATCTATTCTCAAATGCTGAGAAAATAATAGGCCCAATTGGTGGTGGTCTATGTAATGTTTTATTTTCAAAGAAACAATGTGAATTAATCGCTATAATTTCACCAGAATTTTTTAATGTAAATGAACGATTTACATTTTCATTAAATAATGTAAATTTATTTTTATTTGACGATGTTAAACATACTGAGACGACTGACTTCAAATCATTTATGCGAGTTAAATACGGTTCAATAATTGGGGAAATAATTAATGTTTATGATGATTCAGTTAAATTAGCTTATAATAATGTTTCGATTGCTGGATGGAATAGTGAAACTGAGTATCAAACTATTATAGTCAAAACAAAAGATTGTATTAAGTTAGATAATGGGTTAAATTCCCCATGGACATTTGATATAGGTAAATTTAAAGAAAAATTTTTATGACAAATATTAATTATATAGTTTATAGTCACACATCTTATTTGGATATTTTAAATATTCAAACCGATTATTTAAGTGGTCATGGTAATTTGACCCTTTTTATTAATTCTAATAATTTATCATTAGATAATTTATATAATAAATATAATAGGGTTATTTTCTATGACGATAGTTTTCAATACGCTAAACGATTATTAGATTGTTTAACCCAAATAGATGACGAATATTTTTTATTAATTCACGATATTGATATTGTATTAAATGTGGATGGTGAAATATTAAAAAGTTTTTATGAATTTATGAAATCAAAAAACGTTGATAGAGTCGATTTAAAGCAATCGCACAATCTAAACGTATCAAACGTCATAGAAGTGTCTAAAGATGTCTCACCAGCCTTATGGTGCGTTATTAACACTAATGAAATTGGTGAGGGTATTTACCTTGTTAAACAAGAAGACCCAAAAGACTTTATATATAACGTCAATCCATCAATCTGGAAGCGTAAATCATTACTACAATTATTAAACACATATTCAGAAAAAACGTATAGAACAATTGAGGGTATAGATGTACAAAATTATTGTAAATGTTTTGATGTTTATAAATTATATTCTAAAAACGCAATAGAGTGCGGTTATTTTATTTGTTTGGATATTTTTAAATTTTTACATATAAGTCATAGTGGTAAGTTACTAAGACTAACTAACACATTTACAACGGAGTATAACCAGTCATACGTACCTATTAGTGAAGATTACATTAACATCGTAAATAATTATAATTTAAAAGATTCAAATAAATGGATACATTAGAGAATTATAGGGTTTCATTTATAATAGCGCACAAATATTTTAGGGGTTATGAATCACATTTAAAATATTATATAGAACAAATTTTTAATTTGTATAATAACGCCTTTATTGTTGTTGTTGACAACAATTCAACGTTTAAAAGTGAGATATTTGATACCTTACCAAATAATAACAACATCGTATTATTAGATAATAATATTGATTGTAAGTTTGAATTAGGTGCGTATCAGGTAGGTATAAAATATATGATTGATAATAATTTAATACATTTATTCGATTATTATGTATTCACACAAGATAATTTTATATTAAAAAATAAATACAATTTTAATAATTTATTTGACCATAACATAAATGCATGTCAAATAAATAGTTGGAAAAATGATTGGGCCAAAATGGACGTTTGTGAACCAATTTTAAAAAATATTGGATTGTTTAATAAATTAGACGAGAGTAAACTTTGTTGGTGTAATAGTTTCATCACAAGTAAAAAAGTTGTTAATAAATTATATGAATATTTAACCAAAATAGTAATAACTACCAGACATCAAAGTGAGGGTTCTGAACGTTATCTAGGCAGAATTTTATTAGAATTAAATGATGGTCACCCAACAATTGATATTGATGGTGATATCGGTGAATTAATTAAAAAATACGATTGTTGGAATGTCACACCAAGGAATGAAATTAATTCATACTTTATTAAAGTTGTACAACAAAAAAATGAACGAACTATAGATAAATGATTATTGAAAATATAAATATAGGTAAAATAGGTTATAATATTAATCATGATATACATATAAACGAGTATTATATGTATATTGTTAATCTATTTAAGGGATGGTTACACTCACAAGATAAAGCTTTAAATTTAGTAATAGGTAATTATAACTTTAATTTTGGAAATAATAATAAAATAATAAAAATAGATGTTCAATGTGAACATACATTAGTTAAAGATGGTGGTCGCTCTATAGGTGAACGAATATACGGTCAGGTAAAACATAAAGACGGTAATTATTTAGTTAGAATTGATAAATATGATTATTTAAATTCGTTAGATATTGTAATAGAATATAGTTTACCTAATATGTTTAATATTTTATCTAATAAAAAATTTAATGATTACTACACCAAAAATATTTATATTGCCCCTATACTTTATGATATTAATTTTTCTAACTTAAATAAAACTGATATTGTAACACTTTTTTCTAAAAACGGTAGTCAACGTAGAGGTAATATTTTAGCTGATATGGTTAAATTAAATATTCCAAATAAAACAATCGAGTCTTGCTTTAGTAGTCAATGTATATTGGATTTATATGATAGTTGTAGAATTCTGGTAAATGTCCACCAAACAGACCATCATCATACCTTTGAAGAACTTAGGGTATTACCAGCATTATTAAATGGTGTTATCATTATTAGTGAAGACGTACCATTAAAAGAAACTATCAAATACAGTGATTATATCATTTGGGTTAATTATGATGAAATTGCCAATAAAACACTAGAAGTTATGAATAATTATGATTATTATTATAATAAAATTTTTGGTGATGGTGTTTTAAGTTTAATTTTAACTAATTTAAAAGATAATAATATAAAAACAATTAATAATATAAAAATATGAAAGTTGCATTACTTATAGCTGGATATTTAAGAAGTTATAGTGAGAATATAAACTTCATTAAAAAAGAAATTATTGACAAATACAAAGATGTCGATGTGTATTTACATATAACAAACAGTGAAAACTCAGAGGATAAATATTTTAATCAAATAGATGATTCAGATATTAAACGTATTACTTCAGATTTAAATCCTATATCTACAATTATTGAAAAAAATATACACTACACTGATGATAAATTAATGAACAATTTAATAAATCATTGGAGTAAGTTATATAAATTGAATAGCTTAAAGAAGCTTACTGAAGAGTATAAAGATGAAAAATATGACTTGGTTATTAGATACAGGCCAGACCTTTCAATAAAAACTGAAAATATTTTTTATGAGTTTGCTAAAGGTGTTGTTTTTATACCTAAAGATAGTAAGATTGACAAGATACGCTTAACCAAACCAACTGATAAATATCTTTGCGATGCATTGGCTTTTGGTGATTCAGTTAGTATGGATAACTATTTTAATATATATAAAAATTTAAGTAAATTAATGGCTAACCATGGGGTGGTTTCTGAGACATTATTATACAAATATCTTAATCTATTTAATATTAACTATAAATTAATCGATATTGAATATAGTTTTTTACTCTCTAAATGTAATGTTTTTGCTATTTGTGGTGATTCTGGTTCTGGAAAATCAACACTAAGCAATTTATTAAAAGATACATTTACCGATTCATTCAAATTAGAATGTGATAGATACCATAAATGGGAACGAACAAATAGGAATTGGGATACTATAACGCATTTAAACCCAAGAGCTAACTACATAACTAAGATGAATGAGGATATTTTTAACCTTAAAGTTGGAAATGAAATATTCCAAGTGGATTATAATCATAATAATGGTAAATTTACAGATAAACAATTAATAAACCCAGCTAATAATTTAATTGTTTGTGGCCTACATAGTTTATACGGTAAGCATGAATTATTTGATTTGAAAATCTATATGGATACCGATGATAATTTGAAAAAAAAATGGAAAATAATCCGTGATGTTAAAGAACGTGGATATACAGTTGAAAAAGTATTAGAAAGTATTGAAAAAAGGTCAGCTGATTTTATCCAATATATAGAGCCACAAAAAGATGCCTCTGATTTAATAATAAGATTTTTTACGGTGGAAGAAGTTAACTTTAATGACCTCGATGCTAATCCAAAAATAAGTTTAGAAATCTCAATTAGTAATGTTTTTAATACTGAGAAAATACAAGAAATTCTTAAAACTAAAAGTATCTTATTTACTACTAGTTTTAATGACAAATTTACTAAATTTATTTTTTTAGATTATGAAAATATTAATTTTTTTAGTAGTGTAGAAATACCTATCACTGGTACCTTTTATGATTATATATTATTTTTTATTTTTCAATTAGGGTTTACTAATCAATAAAAAAATATTATTTTTTTAATAAAAATTATGGATAAACTTAAACAAATAAGCAACGAAAATAAATTAAACGAAATTAGTCAAAATACTTATGACAAGTTTAATAACTTTATTTTTTCGGAGGATATAAAATTAACTGGTAAACTTTTACATAGATTTGAATACTTTTTAAAAATAAAAGATTTACCAGGTGATATAGTAGAAATTGGTGTATTTAAGGGTTCTGGGGTGGCTAGTTTTATGAAATTTATTGAGATTTACTGCCCAAATTCGAATAAAAAGGTTGTTGGTTTTGATATTTTCGATACGTTTGAGGCTAAGGAAATTCTTAATAAAGATGGTGATTTAGATAAAGACAATATGACTATTGTTTATGATAGAGTTGACTCAAAAGACTTAACGCTAGAAGCTGTTACTAACCAAATAATTAAAACCAAAATTACTACCGATAAATTTAAATTAATTAAAGGAGATGTTCAAGATACGATACCTAAATTTTTAGAGGAAAACTTAGGCTTTAGAATATCTTTATTATATATTGACGTTGATTTAGATAGGCCCACATATTATTCATTAAAATACCTTTGGGATAGAATACTTCCTGGTGGTTATATACTTTTTGATGAGTATGAATACCATAAATTTAGCGAAAGTGCTGGTGTTGAGCGTTTCTTAAAAGAAATGGGTATTGAATACAACCTTAAATCAACTAACTGGGTCGCCCCAACAGCCTTTATGCTTAAGAAAGGATTCTAATGGAGCAATTATTAATTTTAGCCAAACAAGTGTCAAAATACTGTGTTGGTATGGAAGGCAATATTTCAATGAAAACTGAAGATGGTTTAATAATTAAAGCCAGTGGTTCTAAGTTAGCTAATTTAAGTTTAAACGACTTAGTTCATTATAATTTAAATGGTGTTCAAATCTCCAACTTAAGAAAGAAAGGTAGTATGGAGTTAAATTTTCACAAATATTTATTGAGTTTTAATGATATTAATTTTGTATCACATACACACCCAACAAACACTGTTAAAATTTTATCAACTGAGGTTTGTAACCTTTTCTCGTCAAATAGATTATTCCCAGACCAAGTAATTTTCAATGGTGCCAAATCATGTTTAGTACCGTATGCAAATCCAGGAAAAAACTTAACTAATTTGATTATGAAAGAAGTTGATTTATACATTAATACTGAAAATTGTTTCCCCAAACTCATTTTACTTAAAAACCATGGTATTATTACTTGTGGTAAAACAATAGATGAATGTGTAATGTCAACCGATATTTGCGATAAAGCCGCTGAGATATTTATTGGAGCTAAGACACTAGGGGAGGTTAACTATTTAAGTAGTGATGCGATTAAAGAATTATTAGAAGATAATAATGAAAAATATAGACAAGATTTATTAAAATGAGGATAATATACGTTGATATAGATGAAACAATCTGTGAAACACCAGAACCAAGAAATTATAATAATGCAAAACCAATACAAGTTAATATTGATAAAATAAATAAATTATATGATGAAGGTCATACTATTGTTTATTGGACTGCTCGTGGTAGCCGAACACAAATTAACTGGTATGATTTAACTAAGAAACAATTAAATGAATGGGGTGCTAAGCATCATGAATTAAATGTTACTAAACCTTATTATGATTTATTTATTGATGATAAAACACTTAGAATAGAAGAAATATGAAATTAATATCACATAGAGGTAATATTATCGGCCCTAATCCGATTAGAGAAAATTCACCGTCATATATTGATACTGCAATATCTGCTGGATATGAGGTTGAAGTGGATATAAATTTTACAAACGGTAAATTTTATCTAGGTCATGACACACCAGATTATGAAATTAGTGAAAGGTGGATTGCATCTCGTAAAGATAAATTATGGTTTCATTGTAAAAATCTAGAAGCAGCCACTAAAATTAGTGTCTTAGGGGATGGCTATAAATTCTTTTGTCATACTTCAGACCCATTTGTTTTAACTAGTAATAAATATGTTTGGGTCCATGATTTAAATATGAATTTATGTGATAGGTGTATAATACCTCTTCTTAATGCCAACGATATTAAAAACTATAATGGTAAAATAATTTATGCTGTATGTACTGATTACATAACACTATTAAAATACAAATTAAAATAAAAAATAAATATGTTTAATAATACAAACCCAGAAACAAATGGAGAAAGAAGATTCTTCAACTCAATTAAACAAAATTGTACATTGATATTCGATGTTGGTGCTAGTGATGATTCAATATTTCTTAATGATAAAATAGAGATTCATTATTTTGAACCTTTAAAACGTAATTTAGATAATTTAAAATTAAAAGAAAATAAAAATATAAACCCAAAATTTAATTATTTTGGGTTAAGTGATATAGAAGAAACTCTTAAATATTATGATAATCATGGTTCATTAATAAATAGGAGTGAAAAGTTTAGTAGAACACCTAGTTATTATTCTGGTATTGATGTCTTAGTGAAAAGAGCTGATGAATATGTGAATAATAATAACATTACTAAAATAAGTTTTCTTAAATTAGATGTTGAAGGATATGAATTAAAAGTATTAAAAGGTTTTGGTGATAAATTAAAAATAGTAGACTATATTCAATTTGAATATGGTTCTGGAACAGCTGATGCTGATTGTACAATGCTTGAGTTAATTAATTATTTAAAAGGGTTTGGTTTTACTGATTTTTCGTATTTAAGTGACGATGGGTTAGTACCGATAAATGATTTTTCAGACCATTGGTCTTTTTGTAATATAATGTGTGTTAATTCAAAAAAATAATGATAATAGATAATATTATATTTAAAAGTCGATTAGATAAATATTTTAATGGTGAATTTAATTTACACTCAGAACCAATGTTGACATTGGTTCCAAATATAACAATATATGATGACTATAAATCTAAAAGTGAGGTTAAGTCATTTAATGATGTTAAATTTAGAATTGAACCAGAAGGACCACAATCTTTTACAGTTCATCAAATAGGTGTTTGTGGTAATCAAATAATAAATATAACACATAAAATGTTGTCTTATTTCACATTAGTAAATAATAATTGGACATATGGGCATAATGAAATAAATAAAATTTACAATAATATACAAAATTCATCTATATTTGAGATGGTTGATGAAGAAGTTTTTCAGTTTTTTGATTGTTTTCCATACGCACCAGTACATAATCTAGACGATACATACAACTTATTATATTCTTATGTAAAAAGTGGGTTGACATGTAAATTATTAGTCTTGAAAACAGATAATTATTATTATAATCAAACTATTAATTCACTTAAAGAATATTTTAATCTTGAATATTTTTATTTAGAACCACATAAAAATTATAAATTTAAAAAATTTAACTGCGTTAGACAATATCATTGGATTCAAAATGACGCATTAAGTTTTATACATGATAATTACATAAAAAAAATATGTAATAAAATAATAGATAAACCAACATATGATAATATATGTTTAATAAAAACTGTTCACCCAACTAACACATCAACTGTTGATACCTTTAATATCACAAATAATTTTTCTAATATTTTAAAAGAAAAAAATATTTTTAATTTAGATAATATTAGAGATGATTTAGAATATAAAATATATCTTGTAAATAATGCTAAAAATATTATAATATCGTATTTATCCCCATTCAATGTTAATATTCATAAACATTGTGTTAAAACAGATGATAAGAATTTTATAATATTAAACGGTGGTTACGGTGGTTCAATAATACCACATTTTACTAAATTATTAGATAACAAATATAATTTTTACGGTAGAGAAATTAACGGTGTTTTAATAGATAACAAAATATCCTTGGATGATTTGAATTCCTTTATAAATTTTTAATAATGAAAAAACCACAATTAATAATTCCAATGTCTGGAATTGGTAAACGTTTTATAGATGCTGGGTACGATGTACCAAAGCCCTTAATTGAAGTTGATGGTATACCAATAATAGAGCACGTTGTTAATCTATTCGATAGACCAGACGATGTAATTTTCATATGTAACGAAGTACACTTAATAGATACCAACATGATTGAGATACTTAAACGTATTTCACCTAATTGTAAAATATATCCAGTCCCAAATGCAAATAGACGTGGGCCAGTGGATGCTGTTACCCAGATTTTTGATAAAATAGATGATGATAAAGAAATTATTTTTAGCTATTGTGATTATGGTACCGAATGGGATTATAAAAAATTCCTAAAGGAAACTAGAGAAAATAATTCAGATGGCGCAATACCATGTTACACTGGATTTCATCCGCATATGTTAGGTAATGATAATTATGCTTTTGTTAAGTGTGATGGTAATCGAGCGTTGGATATTCAAGAAAAGAAACCATTTACAAACGATAAAATGAGTGAACGTGCGTCAAATGGTACTTACTACTTTAAAAATGGTAAAATTGTTAAAAAATACTTTAAAGAATTAATTGATAAAAATATTAATATTAATGGAGAATATTATATTAGTTTAGTTTATAAATTATTAATAAACGATAATAAACTAGTTACAACATTTTTAATAGATAAGATGTTACAATGGGGTACACCATATGATTTGGAAAACTATAATACATGGTTAGATTATTTCATAAGTGTTAAAAATGAACAACCAAAAATAGAAAATCCAGCAAATACAACACTTATACTACCAATGGCTGGTAAGGGTAGTAGGTTTAATGAAGATGGTTACGAACTACCTAAACCAATGTTAGATGTCATGGGTAAACCAATGATTATTCAAGCGGTTAATTGTTTGCCGAAGTCAGAAAAAAGTATTTTTATTTGTTTAGATGAACACATAAAAAAATTTAGTATTGATACCATACTAATCGATACCTACAAAAACACTAATATTGTCTCAATAAAAGAGACAACTGAAGGTCAAGCTTGTACATGTGATATAGGTATAAAAACACATAATGTTAACCTAGAAAATCCAATAATGATTTCAGCCTGTGATAATGGTGTATATTATGATACTAAAGAATATTTAAAACTAATTGAAGATGACAGCATTGATGTAATTGTTTGGTCATTTAGAAATAATCAAGCTAGTAAAGTAAATCCAAATGCGTATGCTTGGTTAGATGTTGATGACGAAGGAATTATAAAACATGTATCGTGTAAGAATTTTATATATGATAACCCATTAACTACCCACGCAATAATTGGTACTATGTTTTTTAGAAAGGGTAAATATTTTATTGATGGTTTTAACGCTAATCTAATGGAAAATGTTAGAACAAACGGTGAATTTTATGTTGATGATGTTTTAAACCAAAATATAAAAGCTGGTTTAAAAGTTAAAGTTTTTGAGGTAAAACACTACATTTGTTGGGGTACACCTAATGACTATAAAACGTATAACTATTGGAATGAGCACTTTAATTTATTTTAAAATTAAAAAACTATTAACAAACTAGACTCATGACTATTATAAAATAATGCGATATTTATTATTAAACAATTTATGCAAAAAAAACCAGTCGCTAGGCGTACTACATCAACCACTGAAACACCTAAAAGAACTAGGACCAAAGTAAGTACTGATAAAAATGTGGATATTATATCATTGATAAAGTTAGATATCAAGCATAAAAACGAAACACAAAAAAAGCTCTCCTTATCGATTAAAGAAAATGATGTTACCGTATGTACAGGTTCCGCTGGTACTGGTAAGACATACATCAGCGTTTTTGAAGCATTATTATTATTAAAAAACAACTCAGACACGTATCGTGAAATAAAGTTGGTCAAATCAATAACACAATTAAAGAATGAAGACATCGGTACACTACCAGGTGATGCGGTAGAAAAAATGAAATTCCATATGATGTCTTACCTTGATGCATTTTATAAGCTAATAGGTGAAGAATTAACCACCAAGCTTATCGATGCTGGGTACATTAAATTTGAGGTATTTGGGGCCATTAGAGGTAGGTCATTTAGCAATGCGATAATTCTAGTAGATGAGTTCCAAAACATAAGCCATGATAACGCTAAGACGTTCCTAACTAGGTTTGGTGATAATACCAAGATTATCATATTAGGTGATAGCGGTCAAATAGATATTCGAAATAAGAACGAAAGCTCATTAGAGCGATTATCTAAAAGGGTTCAACTTAAACCCATTGATGGTGTTGGTGTTGTAGAATTTAGCGATGCCGATATAGTTAGACATAGATTAACTAGTTATTTTATTGATATATTTGATGAGTCGGATAACGTTAAACCAATCAACAAGCCAAAGGTAGAAAATACCCCAAAATCAAATAAAGATTCTTTTTTTGTTCGTGGCTTAGATTTTTTTAGATAAAATACAATCTTTTACTTTACTTATCATATTCCTTTATTAAGTTTGGAATATGAAAATAAATATATCACTAAATGAGGTATTAAGGGACTTTATCAGTCAATTTATTTATACCTATGATAAGTATATAAGTCAAATTGATATTAAAGCAAACGATGTAACTAGTTTTGACTTATTAGATACTTTTAAATTTGAGTCTATTGATAGACTAAATAGCTTCCTATATCTAGAGGCACCATTAGAAATTTTTGGTCATGCTGACCAAACATATAATGGATTAATGAATGAGTTCAATCAATTTTTAATGGATATAGAAGACGATGGTGACCATCAAATATCATTGGTCAGTCGTGAAGTTAATAAAGCCATTCCAGCAACATTATTTTTCTTGTCTAAGACTGGTTGCCGTGCATCAAATATTTCATTTGTTAAAAAACATGAAGATGAATGGAATTATACTGATGTATTAATTACGGCCAACCCAAAAAGCCTAGCAGCTAAGCCAGATGGTAAGATAAGTGTTAAGGTTAAAACACCGTATAACACTGATGCTAATGCTGACTACGAGATAGAATCAATCTTAGATTTTATCAATGATGAAGAACTTAGGGATAAAATCCTAACAAAAATAATAACAACAACTTACGAAGAAATTAACTAATATGATAGATTTCGGTGGAATTATCTACTATCTTGATTTAGATGAATTATCTAAATTTACAACGATTAACCCAAACGGTGAAGAATACCGTGTTACAACTAAGACCAAAACAAAACACTATAATGGTGGTGATGTTCATTATTATGATGTAATTGAAACCAAAACCCCAAAGGTTACAGAAGTAGATATAACAAAATATGAGTTTATACGGATGATGATTGAGACCTTATTAGATGGGATTTATGAAGAAGAAGAAACTGACCTAGGTGCAGATAGGGCTTTATCAAAAAAACCACTAGCTTATCAATTAGCATTTAATACCCTATACCATTATAATATTTTAAAAGAAAAAGAACTTTAATACAATGCAATCAAACAAAAAACAATTTGAAGACCAATTACAACAAGGTAAAAATGTAATTGAAAAACTAGGTAATAAGGATTTTACAATCTATTACTTTACCTTAGATACAAAGGGTAATCCAACAGCTGGTATTGCTAATATTTATGAACATGTAAAAATGTTAAACGAATTAGGTTATAAGGCTGTGATTTTGCATGAGAAAAATGACTACAAGTTAGTCGGTGACGAAAATAGTTATGGTATTAAAGAATGGTTGGGTGAGGAATACGCTATGCTACCTCACGCATCAATCGAAAAACAAGAACTTAATATTGGCCCAGCTGATATTATTGTTATACCAGAAATCTTTGCTAATATCATGGACCAGATTAAAGCCTTCCCATGTAAGAAAGTGGTTTTATCACAAAGCTACAATTATTTGTTGGAATTATTACCACTGGGTAAAAGATGGAATGTGGACTACGGTTTCTATGACGTTATTACAACAAGTGTAAAGCAAGCTAGATACCTAACTACACTATTCCCATCAATTAGGACACATATCGTACCTGTGTCGATTGCAGACTACTTTAAACCTAATGTCAAGCCTAAGCAACCTATCGTATCAATTCTATCTAGAAACCAAAATGATGCGGCTAAGATTGTTAAGGCATTTTACTTAGAATATCCAATTTACAAATGGGTTACATTTAAAGAACTTAGAGGCTTACCTAAAAAACAATTTGCTGAGCAATTAAGCAAATCTTGTCTAGCGGTATGGGTTGATGACGAAGCTGGCTTCGGCACATTCCCATTGGAAGCAATGGAATCAAATACACCAGTAATCGGTAAGATACCTAATATGGTTCCAGAATGGATGGAAGGAACTGACGGTGATGGTCAACCAGTTATCAAAAATAATGGCGTTTGGACCAACACAACAATTAATCTTCCAGAATTAATTGCAACTTATATGAAGCTATGGTTTGAGGATTCAATTCCTAGTGACCTACTTAATAGTATAGAAAGCTCTAAGGGTCAATACACTACTGAGATGCAAAAAGAAAAGCTTGCGTTGGTTTACCAAACACTAGTTGATAATAGAGTATCAGAAATGACTCAAATTGTGGATAGCTTAGCATCACAATTGGTAGAAATTGCTGAAGAAACAACAAAAAATGCATAAAAATAATACAATAAAATATACAAAATGTCTAATATATCAATAATAATTCCAGTTCACGAATTGGATGAAACAACAAAGGTAACATTAACAAATGCAATTACTAGCGTTAAAGAGCAAGTAGTAAGACCATCAGAACTAATTATTGTAGTTCCGAAGGGAAGTGATGCAGCATCATATATTAAAGATTATGACTTTGGCGATTTAGCTACATCAGTAGTAATTGCTGAAAATGAAGGTGCTACAGATTTTGCAACACAATTTAATTATGGTGTTAAGGTAGCTAAATCAGAATGGGTTAGTCTATTGGAATATGATGATGAATTAGCTAAGATATGGCTTAAGAATGTTGTGGAATATCGTACAGCATATCCAGATGTTGCCATCTTTATGCCAATCGTTGTAGACGTGGACCAAAACAATCAATTTAACGGCTTTACAAACGAAGCTGTATGGGCGCAAAACTTTTCAGATGAGTTAGGTATCTTAGATAATAACGCTTTGTTAATGTACCAAAACTTTAACGTTGATGGATTTGTAATGAAAAAATCAACATATGAAGAATTTGGCGGTTTCAAAAGCAATATACCGCTAACATTCATTTATGAATTCTTGCTTCGTATGACGTTCTTATCTCTTAAGACAATGGTTATACCTAAATTTGGTTACAAACATGTTAACTTAAGACCTAATTCATTATTTTCTAATTATAAAAATACTCTATCTCCATTAGATGCAAAATGGTGGTTGGCTCAAGCTAAAAAAGAATATTTCTTTGTTAAAGATAGAGTGATAACAAAAGTACAAGAAACTGTATAATGATTAAAAGAGGACGCAAAAGAAAAAATGACATGTATTTTGGTCCAGAAGAAGAAGAAGCAGTTATTAGATTTTTAGAATCAACAAACGAAACAGAAAGGAATCAGATTTTTAATAAATGGCTTAAAGGGCCATTTGATAAAATGGTCGAATCAATAATTAGAAAGTACAAGTTATATAGAAAGGATATTAGTTTTGAGGAATTACATAGTGATACCGTTTCTTTTCTAGCAACAAAGGTACATAAGTTCGAAAGTGGTCGGGGTAAAAAAGCTTATTCGTATTTTGGTACAATTTGTAAGCGTTATATTATAGGTTTATTAATCAAGGATGATAAATACCTAAAACATACCGCATCGTATGATGATATTTCAGAAGATTTAGCAGAACGTAGTGAACTAACCTATGTTATTGATACTGACCATTTTTTAATGGATGAATTCATTAAAAAAGTTGTCGTTGGCATTCAAGAAGAACTTGAGAATGAAAATTTACCAGCTAAGAAAAGACTTAATGAAAATGAACGTAAGGTTGGTCATGCATTAATTGAAATATTAGAACATTGGGAAATAATATTTGATGGTGAAGATAGCGGTTCTAAATATAATAAGAACTCAGTATTGGAAACGATGCGTAACTATACCAACCTATCAACAAAGGATATTAGGATAGCTATGAAGCGATATAAACAACTCTATGACCTGTTAAAGAATCATATTTTATAGATTCCAAATAAAACGTAGGTTTAAGATATTTATAATAAAGACAAATCGATGCCACGTAAACAAAAACAAGATATAAAAATCAATAGTGATGATTCACTATCTGGTTTAATGCAAGAAACATACAATGATGCTTGCTTGCAAATAAACGATGCTCAACGCACGATAAATGAATTAACGGTAAGCGCAATAGCTACAGATATTGATGACCTGACAAAGGTTGCCAAAGAAAAGGCTGGCCTATTAAAGGTTAAGGATTCTGCGATACGAATAAAATTAGAAATCGCAAAATTACAAAGCGATATAATTAAAAATCGTGGTGATGTGGATTCAGTTATATCTGAACGAAATCAAGGTGCACCTTCACTTTCTGACTTTAATTCCTTAAGGGAAATGTTAAAGAAGGGTAAAGAAAATAATGACGATTCTTTTGATATGGATTAATAATGAGCATAGTTGAGAAAAAGAAAAAAGTATTTGGTAATATCGCTGCGATAAAAACGCTAACCCAAGGTATGCCAAAGCTTAATTTAAGCTCATCGTTTTCATCCATTAATAATAGTGGTGATGCCATTACATTCTTAACGGATTTAATCAAATCGTTGATTGGTTTTGAAGCCTTGGTAGAGGCTGTTGTTGATATTATAACCCATTCTTTACCAAAGGTTGAGCGTGAGGTTAAAAAAGCACTAAAGTTAGAACTTAAGACCATTGTTAGTTGTGGTGTTGACCCAAGCTTACCATCATGGGTCAAATCAACAGCTATGTCATCAACTACAAATAACCTAGTTATTGAATTAAAAAAGGTAGACTTTGCAAATATATTACGTACTGACCCAAATTCGGTAGCTGGTAAGTTGATATATAATGACATTACAACACCATTAACCGCTAGCACCGATTTTAATACATTCTTATACGGTGTCATTCAAGATGAGGGTCGTGTATATACTTGGAAAGATATCCTAAGCATACGATTTGATGCGGTTGGAACCATTAATAGACCTAATAATTCCCTAACTATTAGTGCAGCACTACCATATGATACTAAGACTCTAACGGACCTTAACAATGACTTTATAGATAGCCTAGTATTATTTAATAGTGAAAATATTATAAATAAGATAATGGATATCATATACGGTTCAGTATCTAGCTTTATTGGTAAATCATTGAAACAACTTGAGAATGAAGTTAAGATAAACGATATCGTTGATAAGATGGTTAATAACGTTAATGTTGGTTCTTTACCAGATTCAGCATTTTCATTTACCAAAGAGGAAACATATAAGCAACAAAATACAGCGGCAGACCTTAAAAAGGGTGTGACGGAACTAAAGAACTCAACAACAATCCCATCTAGTGTACCAATTGGTGACCTAACTAATTTTACACAAAATATTCTTGCGGTTCAAACAACGATAGAAAAGAAGGATGTCATTAAAACTGGCCTTAATAATATGGCTACGTCTAGTGTAGGTAATGTTTCAGATGAAACTGACAAGAATTCTGGTAAATTAAATTTTATTCAAAGAATAATAGAAACCCTAATCAAATCAGTTGTGAATATTGTTCTATCACCAAAGGTAATTATGGTATTTATACTTAACTATAAGATAGTATATGGGCCAAGTGCAACGTTTACAGATGGTGTTGATTTTATCAAGAAAAATAAAAATTTAATGACCCGAATTATGAAGGTTATTGGTGGGGAAATAATCAAGGTATTATTGGCAATTGCTCTAAAAGAAATTAGCGTATTAGTGGCTAAAGCAATGGCTAGAAAACAAAAAGAAAAAGCTGTACTTAAATTGGCTCAATTACAGAGTCTTGTTGGTATACCAGCAGATACAATAAAAAACTTAATTGATAACTTATTATAATGGCAGAAGAAAAACCAATACCAAGTTCAGGATTTAACATTTCATCGGTTAACGGATTGCTAAATGTAATATTAAGTGCGTTTAAGATACCAGACACACCAGTAGAACCACTACCACCACCATTAGTCATGGTAGGTGCTAAATTGAGAACTGGACTCTCACCACAGACAATAGCGGCCAATATAATTAGCAAGCAATCTAATTCTGGTAGAGTTGTTGGTGATGTGTTTGCAGATGGGCCAAATGTAGAAGAAGCTATGGAGTTAATCAGGGTACAAGAAATTATCAACGCAATACTTAACGATGCTAAGGTAGATGTAGTTATACCGCCTGGGATTGCTGTAACTACCGTTGGTGCTAGTCCATTAGGACCAGTAGTATCACAAGGCGTAACAATAACAATGGGTATCGGTGACGGTATTATACGTTAAATTTATAAACAATGAATGATTTAGAATCAAAATCAAATAATGACATTTTATTAGAAATAAAACAAATCGAGGCTGACCATGAGGCATTAAAGCTAACTATGTTGAAAGACTTAGATAGGCTTTTTGAATTGGAAGCTAGATTCGAACGTGCAAATCAAATAATATTAAATAGATTAAAAGGTACTAATGCTTAATAGTTCATCAAAATCATATAGAGAAAATGGTAACCTATACGCTAATACAAGTATAACACAAAATATAAAGTATGGTGTTGTAAAAGCATTAGAAAATGAAGGTGGCCCATTGGTTAACAAAGGCTTAGGACGCATCAAGGTGTTCCTAAAGGGTTCTATCGTTACTGGTGGTGATGATGGTACCGCAGAAGCGGATTTGCCATGGTGTTTTCCATTGTTACCCAAGCACCTATCGGTTCAACCTAAGATTGGTGAGGTTGTGCTTGTTATGGTATTTAACAATAATCGTCAACATGCTGATAGATTGTATATAGGTCCAATCATTTCACAACTACCATTATTAAATAAAGACCCGTATGAGTTCTCAGCACTGGCTGGATTTACCTTTGGTCCAGCTGAACCTAACGTAAACCCAAGTCAAATAACTGAGTTAAATGGTGTATTCCCAAATCCTTCAGATGTATCGATACAAGGCAGATACAATACCGATATTACACAAAAGGATAACGAAATTATTATAAGAGCTGGTAAATTTGAAACAGTAACGCCAACGCCTAATAATCCTTATCAAATTAGATTTAATAGCGCAACTCAAGGATATATTCAAATAAAAAATGATGTTATAACCGTACAGAGTTCTGATAAAACACAACAAAAGAAAGGTACAATAACAAATATTGTATCAAATAAGATTAACTTATTGACTCATGTTGATGGTAGTCCACGGTTTAATTTAACTAATCAAGATAATTTAATTAGTGATGAAGAACAAGACCTAATCAATCAAACGGCCCATCAACTACCATTTGGTGATGTTCTATTAGAATATTTATTATTGTTAAAAGATGCTTTGTTTCTACACGTACATAATGGTAATGGTAATCCAGCAACGGATTTAACCGTATCAGGTAATAAACAAGCGCTAGCTGTATTCAAATCTAAAGCAAACCAATTAGAACAATCGATGCTATCAAAAAATATTAGAATAAACTAATTTTTTTGATATTTATATATAAAAGAAATTATGGTTATTAGAACCTTTTTTGATAAGAATAATACTATCGTTAGTAATAGAAATGTTAATACTGGTCTAAACCCAGTAACTGAATTATTTTATGGTGGTTCTATAGGTGAACAAACATATAGCCGATTTTTGTTTCATTTTGATGAAACAAGATTAAAAGCATTATATACTGGTGGCACTTATACTGACTTAACTAAGCTAAGACATACGCTTAGAATGACCAATACTGGTTCGTTTGATACTGAATTGCTTAATACATCAGTTGCTGGTAAACGTAGAACATCATCATTTGACCTTATCTTATTTAAGATACAACAACCTTGGGATAATGGTGTTGGTTATGATTATGAAATACCATTATTAGTAAATGGTGAATCAGCATACTATAACGGCCCATCAAATTGGGTAGAAGCACAAACAGGTATTTCTTGGTCTGGTGGTACTGGCGTATATTCTGGTAGTCCTTCTGGCATAACCGTAACAACCCAACACTTCGATAAGGGTAATGAAAATATTGAAATGGACGTTACCGACTATGTAAATGGCCTATTAACAGGTAATACCAATAATGGTCTAGGTATTGCTTTCGATAGAGGTTACGAAGAATTAAATACTATAACCCCACAATATGTTGGTTTCTTTACCAATAACACTCAAACGTTCTATGAACCATTTATTGAAACAATATATGATAACTATATAACTGATGATAGAAATAATTTCTTTTTAGATAAGCCAAATAAACTTTACCTATATGTAAATATAGCTGGTAACCCAACTAACCTAGATGCTAAACCAAGCGTAAATATCTATAATTATAATAATGTATTGGTTAGCGCTTTTACCTCTTCAAATGTAAATCATGTAACGCTTGGTGTATATTCTATAGATTTAACCATACCAACTAATTCAAGCAACGTAGAGACGATGTATTCAGACGTGTGGACTGGTATTACCATTAATGGTGTGAACAGGGCTAATATTAGCTTAAACTTCGTTGTAAAGGATTCTATGGGTTATTATAGTATAGGTGATAACTTCATGCTGCCACAAAAGGTAGCCGTTAACATTTCTGGTATACAAAATAAAGAACGCATTAAGCGTGGTGATGTACGTAAGGTTATCGTATCAGCTAGAATACCCTATACCGTAGAACAAACACAAAATATTTCAGGTCTTAAGTATCGCTTATATGTTACCGAAGGTACCAGTCAATTAACCGTAATTGATTGGGAATCAATTGAAATGGCAAATAATTATTATTATTTCTTATTGGATACTGAAAGTCTAATCCCTAATACTTATTATATTGATGTTCAATCAACAACTGGACAAGAAGTTACAACACTTAAAAATGTACTTCAATTTGATATCATTAGTCAAGTAGAATTAAGAGGACGTTTATAATATGAAAGAGCAAATAAAAAACCTATTAAGAGAAGGATTACTTCAAAATAAAGGATTAGAAACAGCTTGCAATACAATGAGCGTGGCATCATATAAAGAAGGTATTGCTTTAATTATTAGTGCTATTGGTACACCAGAGCAAAATCCATCAATGTGGAAGCGTATCGAGCGACCAATTAAAAACTGGCGAGATGCGGATAAATTAATTAGTCATGAAATTAAAACCAAGCGTATGTCTGGTGATTCAATGGTTGATGAGTCTAATACTTGGTGGTCTGCTGTTCAATCAACTATTTGTCCTAAATAATTTTTTTGATTTACTTGACAATTATTAATTTTATTAGTATATTTATCATTACATTAGCTCAAGTATCAGTCCCGACCAATAAAATGGTTTAGAGTTGTTAACGCAACAAAGGTATTGGTACAATAACAATAAATTAAAAAGTTAATAAACATGACACAAAAAATGATGGCACCTAATGTGCCAACGGCAAATATTGCTGTAAACAAATCTCGTATTAAATTATACGACAAGAATGTAGAAGTACCAACTTACTACTTGAAAAAAGGCCAAGAATTTCAAATTGAATTGGCAAACATGACTACCGATGTAGTCTTAGCAAAAATAATACTTAATGGTAAATCTTTATCTCAAGGTGGTCTGGTATTAAACCCAGGTCAGAGAGTCTTCTTGGACAGATACTTAGACGTAGCCAAAAAGTTCTTATTTGATACGTATGATGTGTCAAATACACAAGAAGTTAAAGATGCTATTAGAGATAATGGTGATATTAAGGTAGAATTCTATCGAGAAAATATCAACACCTATCAATCACCAATCGTTATTAGACCACTTGATTACACTTATCATCCTGATATTATAAGATATAATACTTATACATCAAATACTTATTGTGCCTCACAACCAGTGTTTGGTCGACCAAACACTAATGATAACACCACACTAACAAGTACCTTAGGGGGTTATTCGTCTGGTCAGATTTTAACTTCGGCTTTATCAGCTAATAACTCACCACTTAGAGGGGTGTCAAAATCACTTGAAACTGGACGAGTTGAAAAGGGTTCTGACTCCAATCAAGAATTAACATCGGTTAATAAATCATTCTATTATCTACCATTCCATACGGTAACGTATAAACTATTACCAATATCGCAAAAGATTAATACCCTTGAGGATATTAATGTAAAAAGATATTGCACATCTTGCGGTGCTAAGGTCGGTAAAACTGATAGGTTTTGCAGTCAGTGTGGGGCCAAAGCGTAAATAAAATAACTTGAGTTAATGTATAAAAAAAAGGAGCATAATGCTCCTTTTTTATTTGCTTATAATTTGTTGTATGTCATCAAAACTAACTGAATCATTTATATACCAGAATCTATCAGCATCTCTAAAAGTATCTTCACCATCAAAACCATTTCCTAAGATATAATTAGATGACCTAAATAAATACAAATCTTGACTATTATTATCCTTATGGTGCCATGCTATGTCAGTAATCTCATCTAGGGCTTTATTAAATGTTTCTTCATTATTAAAACCGTAACCACTTAAACCCCACTCTGGGTCAGAATTCCACATTCCACTAACAGGGTCTTCTTTTGGTTCACTTTCTAAATACACACCTTTAGATTTTCTTTCTTCATAATCAGCCATTGCTTCCTCATAGGTATCGTACCAAGCTTGCATATGTCCACTAAAATTACGTTCTATATCATTTTCTGGTGAATCAGTCCAACGTAAAAATAGCATCGTATCCTTATTTAAACCCTCTCTTAATAGCTTTCTTATAAGAACTTTCATTTTTTATACTTAATAATATTATCTTTATTTGAATTTTTATCAAATTCATCTTTATCTATAAATTCCCACATATTATTTTCAGCCTTTCTTTTATAGTATAAATTAGAACCATCAATATCTCTAATTTGATATTCAAATTTGGATTCAACTAATAAACCCTCTCTTAATAGCTTTTTTATATGTTCTTTCATACTAATAAATATGTTGAACCTTTAGATAAATTATCTTCAGCCCATAATTATTAAACGCTTACATTATCAATTCGTACTTAAATAAACCACAATCCCATATTCTATCATAACCTAATTCGCTAGTCAATTCTTTCTCCGTTTTATTAAAATCCATATTAGGGTATTTTTTCCTTATAGCGTTTTTACCAAAACCAAATTTGTGAAATCGTTTATGTTTATCTACTTTTGAATTATAATAGCAATAATTGGGTTTAACCAAACCAACTAGTTTAAACCCAATATTTGTGTAAAGGTTGTTATTTACATCAAGCGTCCAACGCCTATCAGCAAAACTAATTATATTTTTAGGTGAATAATCGTTTATAAATTGTTTTATGAATTTAGATGCCAACCCACTAATAATATAATTTTGCTTTGTTGCATATCTAGTTAATTCATATTCACCATCGTTAGTTTTTGTCATGTTACGCTTATTTGAAAAAGTCATTACACCTACTAATTCATTATTATAATAAGCCCCATAATTTATTGTTGAGTTATCATTACCTTGGATATGGTTTTCTTTTAAAAATAACCCTTTTTCTTTCCCGTTAATTATCTTGACCTTAACGTTTCTACCACCTATTTTAATACCATCATTTATTTTTAATATGTGCTTTAATTTATTTTTAACTAATTCCTTATTAAGAACCCATTCATCCTCAAAAATATGTATTAATTTAATACCTATTTTCTCACAAGCCATTGTTTTATCTAAATGATAAGTAGAGTTTTTACCCATTTTTTCGGTGTGATAATATAATCCATTATATTCTATACCTAATTTAATTTTAGGTATTATTAAATCTATCTCTTTACCGTTCAATAGTTTTCTATTTTTGCTCTTCTCAACACTAAAACCTAATTCTTCAATAAACTTTTTTATTTCAATTTCACCCTTTGATGTCCAGCTTGGTTTCATATTAATATTAGTTATTTTTATATTGTTTCTAAAAATAACAGACGATGATTCAGATATTAATTTATTATTAGGAAATAATAATTTATAGTCATTACTACTAATATTGTGTTTAGTTTTTAAATGTGTATTTGATATAAGTTTCATTTTTTTTCCACATAAATTACAAACAACATAATTTTTTTCGTCAAGGAATAACTCTTCTCTTTCTTTATTTTTTATTGTGGTTTTAAATATGTGTTCTATATTTATTTCTTTATCCTTTTCAACAATATCAAAATATACCTCAAACCATTTTTTATTATTAACTAATTCATATTTTTTTCGTTGATAAGTGTTAGACGGAATTTTAATATCACCATAGGTATTTAAAATATGTCTAGTTAATGTCCCAGATAAATTATTTGGGTCATCAAACTCTATTTTTGTTTTTTTACAAATGGCAACTAATTTTTTATTGGAATTATTTATTGAATACAGTTTAGTGTTAGATTTTTCAATATCATGACTATTACCAATTTTAACTTGCCCACCCTTTTTATTAATCGCTATAGAATGCTCAGTTAAAATTAATCTAATCCTATCATTACCAACTTTAAATAATTCACCAAGTTTATGTATACTAACTTTATCTTCTTCATATAATAAAATAATTTTTTTTATATCTTCTTCTGTTAGATTTGTTTTTGCCATATTTTTTATTTTATACAAAGATACCAAATTAAAACCATAACGTCAAGTTTCAATCCGTTTAATTTTAATCCAAATATATTTTAAATATGCTTAAAAACAAAAAAGCCATACAAAAATGTATGGCTTTTAAGTTATTGATTTACAATAAATTATCTCAATTCAGCAACGTTAAACGTTGGTACACCATCTACACGGATAGCTCCGTAAAAGCGGTTATTTACCATTTTTTTAGCGTAACGTGTCATGATACCCTTAACTGGGGCAAAGTTAAACGGATTGTACATAGTTGGTGTAAGTTGCAAAGGCACGTATGGTGCGTAGATGTAACCTGTATCCAACAATGATTTACCTTTGTGACCGATGATGATTGAGTATGCTGGTGCATAAGGGTCACGGTACACTTGGTAACGTCCGCTTAATGTACCGATTCTCTCAATACCCATGTTGTATTGGTCTTGCTCAGGGTTAGCATCACTTACGTGGAAGTATTCCAAATCATCAAATATCGCTGAAATTTCAGAAGATACTACGATAATGTTAGCACCACCACGAAGAGTTGACTTGTGGATTTGAGCACTAGTTTGGTTTACTCTTGTGATAAGAGTTTGATTCCAGTCTTTTTGTGTGTAAGGACTTGCAGCAGAAGAAGCTCTTCTCCAACCGTTATAATCCCAACGTAATTGCCATGCAGAACCTGTACGCAAATCTCTAAGGATTTCACGGTCAATTTCAGCAGCAACTTGTTCTGACAACATAGCTGTCAATTCAGCTTCAGCATCAATGTTGTGGAATGCACTAACGTCTTGAGCCAATTCTGGTGACCATGTTGCACGTAATTTACGTTCTTCAACACTTACTACTACTTCGTCAAGTCTAAATGAAACTTCACCAAGTTCTGTTTCCAATTCAAGAGAAGCGTATTCAGCCCATCCAAAAACAAGACCAGCAGTAGTTGTAATCGCTGATACAGTTGTTGCAGAAGCACCAACATAACCATCATAAGTTTCAGTACCAGCTACGGCAACACCGCTTGCAGTGGTACCAACTGGGTGACGTAAGTCAACCTCAACATACATTACATTACTAGAATTCGCTGCACCAGTTTTTGTACCTTGAACGATAGCCTTACCGTATTGTTGTGTAACTACACGGAATGGCACCTTACTACCACCAACAACAATTTTATTACCATCACTATCTAAGATAGCATTAGTAGTAACACATTGTAATGAAGCCAAGAATGACTCAGTATCCATGTTGTTACCGTCTGGGCCAGTCAATACTCCACGGCCATTAGTACCAGCACCACCACTGAAACCAGACATTGTTAAAAGAACAGTTCTAACTGAACCATCAGTTGCTCTTGGGAAAGAAGCTGATGGGGTCAATACTGTAAAAGTACCGTCAGAATTTAAAATGTTAGCGTTTGCATTAGTAATCGCATAGGTTTTCATTGTAAGAGTACCTTTAGAGTTATCGAACAAACCATCATCATAGAATGCATCATACAAGTTTTTAGCTTGCATTTGAGTCAACTTAACACCGTTAGTAGAAACGATAGCTGGAACAGCAGCAGAAGTTGCAGAACCATCATGCTCACCGTTAAGACCAGTGTGTGCTGAGTATTGTGTTCCATAAGTGGCATCAGTTGATGATACACCATTGTAGTTGCTACCAGCAACAGCTGGGTTAGCACCGTTAACACGGCTAGATGTTTGTGGAACGAAGTAGAACAATTTACCAATTGGCATGTTCATAGCTTGAACCGATACGATATCATTCGCTAATAATTTAGAGAAAACTCTACGTACAATTGGGAATACAACTGTTTCGAAAGAACCAGATGATGTCGCTGTTGTGCTTTCGCTCAACAATTGAGAAGCTTGGTTCTCATACAATTGTGCAACGTTTTCTTTAACGTGGCCTTTTAGACCTTCTAGGAAGCCTAAGCTTTCCCATTTTGCTTGGGTTTCTTGACGGATAGCCTTCATGTGGTTCAATCCGATGTTACCAACTTGTCCAGATGTTAATAAATGTGACATATTTGTTTAGTTTTATTTTTTGGTTATTTTATTTTTGTTCAACTCTACTAATTAAATCAAGGATTCTTTTAGTAGAAGGGTCAACATAAGCAGTCGATTCGTTTAGTTGTTTTGAATTACTTGTGCTGGCCTCTTTGATTATTTTATTTTCTACTACTTCACGAACGGTTTCTCTTTTTTCCAATTCACTAGCAATAGTTCTGTACAATCTTTTTGACTCTTTAAGGTTAGTAACACCAGTATCAAATCTCTTGATAATGTTTTGTTTCTCAGCCTTGGTAGTCGAATGCTCCATAAACAATCTTGTTACATATGTAAGATTGCTATTGAAGATAACTGTTTCTACAAGCTTGGTTCTAAATTCTTTTAAGCCATCTCTGAACATTTCGTTCTCAACCTTTAATTTTTTAGCTTCACTTAATAGGGTATTATATTTGTTTGCTGTTTCGGTAAGTAATTTCTTTGTAGCGATACTTTCGTCAATTTTTGACTTAGGGTTTTCAGGAGCACCGATTGATTTAGGTCCTTGGCCACGGTGAGTACCTACACTCATACCTACACCAACACCAATTTTTTCGTCAAGCGTTTCTTCTTCTTCCTCTTCATCACCCATTTCTTCATCACCCATTTCTTCATCACCCATTTCTTCATCATCACCTTCGATATCATCAACAGGTACGAAGTCACTTGATTCTTCTTCATCATCAAGTTCAATCTCGTATTCCATATCGTCATCGTCAGATGCTGGTAGACCAGATGCTGGCAAACCAATGTCAGATGTCTTAACAATATATTCACCTGGTTCTGAAATGTTTAAACGTATTTCATCACCAACGATATTGATTTCATCTTCACCGCTTAATTTTTTGTAAATTGCAATAACTTCATCGTCTGATGCAGCTGTCATGTCCAATTCATCTGATGATTCAAAATCATCCATTCCGTTTTCGTATGAGTCTTCATCATCAGATGATGCCATAGACATATCGCCTAATTCATCACCCAAGTCATCACCCATATCATCGATTGACATGTCATCTTTAGTTATTTCTTCAGAAGTCATTGTGTCATCATCTTCGATGTCAACATCAACGCCTTCTTCTTCATAAGCCTCTCTAGCTAATGATTCTTTCACAACCCCATCAATTTCTTCTTTAGCAATGCTACGAAGTATTTCTTTCGTGTTGGCATCAAGAGCATTTTGAATACTTTTAATATCCAATAATGCTTCCTCAAGTATATTTTTTTTCTCTGCCATTGTGTTTTATTTGTTTAGTAGATAAATATGATTTAGTTATTCATCTTATTTGATAATAAATATATCTAGTTTTCAAAAAAGACATTTATATAAAAAAAAAAAATGATAAAAATTTGCATTATAATAAAAATTTATTTAAATCATCGATTAAATTTTCTTTTATAACATTTTTAGTGGTGGTAACGCTCTCAACGTAAGGCTTAGCTTCTTCAACATTTTTAAATATCCATGCATCTGGTGTTGATGGTGCGGTAACTATATCCCAACAAATTATCTCGAAATCTTCTTGGACTATTTGTTCACCGTTCTTACCTTCTTTTAGCGAACCTACACCTCTAGATGAAACACCTATCTTAATTCTATTTCTTAATAGGTTAGCAACTTCATCACCCTTGGTTGAAACGATACCATAATTAATAAAGCCTGGAGTCATTAGGATTTCCATCTTACCCATTAGTGTATGACCTTCCCACCATGTTTCAATAATATTGTGAGATATTCTATCGATAGAAATAACTGAACTTTCTGGGTGGTCACATTCACCTACAGCACCTCTAGATTTAATTAATTCTTGATATAGTTCATTTTGTTTTCTTAGAATGTGTTCTGGGTAAACCCTACCATTTCGGTTTAAGATACCGTATTTTTGTAGTATAACATATACAACTAGAGGTTCACCGATAATTACCTTACCAGTTTCTAGTTTTTTCATTTCGTTAATGAATGGTAAATTTCTAGGCTCATCAGGACTAATGTAACCAGCGTCTTGTTCGATGAGGACCATTTTTTTATCTTGGGTATTTCGCCTATTTATTTCGTAGTCTTGATACATTATTTTTCCCATTTATAGTTTTTGTAACTTTTATTTTTTTTATTACAGGCACCCGAAATACCAGAAGAATTAATGTTAAGTGTATCAGCAGCCTCTTTAAAACTATTCCAAATTTTTATTATTTTACCACTAGTGTCAATTTGTTTAACCTTTTTAAACATTTTTTCTTTGGTTTCAATAGTATGTTTCTTACCGTAAAACGGATTATTTTCACCAGAATTTATACTCGATAGGGTGTTACTAATTTTTTCTTTAGTTTCATTCGAGTGCTTCTTACCAAACATTCCATTTTTATTACCGTTACTATTAATCTTACTTTTAGCCCCTATTTTTTCTTTAGTTTCTTCTGAATGTTTTTTCCCATACATACTATTTTTATCACCAACTCTTTGGTTAGAAAATTTAAGTCGTGTCGCCATTGAATGTTTGGTACCTATTCTAGATTTACTGATTTTTAGTTTTGTTTCATCAGAAACAACCCGACCTTTTAAAGCTTCAGATATTTTTTTATTAACAATAGCCCCTAGATTACCACCCTCTCCACCGTTTGCTAAGTTTGTTAATCGTACACCATCATTTCTAAATTTAGCAATCCACCTTTGCTCACAGACTCCCCAATTTTCTTCTGGTACAACATCAATCACCTCTAATATTGGTAATTGATTTTTTTGTAATAATGATTGTATCCAATTATTTTTATGTGTATTAGATAATTTACATTTTCTAATGTGTTCTTTAAACCTAACATTAATATCATTAGCTTTACCAACATATCTTATTTCATGGTTAGTAGGGTCTATTAATACATAAATTGAAACGAAACCACTTTGACCACGCTTGATAACCTTAATATCGTTATAATTTATTTCCATAACATTAGCTTATAGATATAAATATAGTGGATAATAAAAAAGGCCCTATTTTTGGTAGGGCCTTATTAATTTACTTTTTTCTTTTATGATAAGAAAATGCGTCATCGCATTCAAATACCTTATCAATGATGTGTTGAGTTATATCTTCTAATTGATTTTTTACTGAATCTAAGGTTTCACCAATCTCTTCATAAACAAATATGGTTATCTCACAATTCATAAAGCTACGCTTACCAAACTTGATTCCAGATTCTCTAATATCAAAATCAACAATCGTTCTATCCTTGATAAATATTTCATTTTTACTAACAAAACGATTATATATAACTTGCTTAATTTTCTTATGATTATTTCTAATGATTCTTTGGTAGTTTTCTTCAGAATTATTCCTTGGGTCCACCCATGCTGAAATATTAATGAAAACAGCTTTTGGATGTTTATTATTTATACTACCAAATATAACATTATATTCGTTAAATTTATTTATCTTAAGTTCTTTTCCTGTTTTCATTTTTAAATATTTTATACAAGTATAACAAAAAAAAATGAAAGCGTCAAGTTATTTAATCTAAATTAGACTTTAATTCTACTAATTTTGAAATATTTTTTGAAAAATTTTCATCAATTGCTTGAACTGTATTTAACAATTTATCCTTAACTTGTAATAGCTTATCTTTAGCGTTTAAATCAGCGGTACTAAGCTTCTCATTTATCAAATCAATGCATTCTCTAACCAGCTGAGAGTAAATCTCTTTTTTCTCCAATTCATTTGAAGATATAAGAACCTTAAGAATCTTCTTTTCCGATTCAGATAATGATTCATATTTTTCATTGTATTTAGTAATCATTAGATTGGAAATTACACTATTTGGTAGACCGATTTGTTCAATAATAACCCTTGGTTTATTATTTAAGATATACTTAATAACTTTATCCGTTGATTCAACAATAGTATTAATATTATTTGAAGCTTTTTTGGTAAAGATAAGCTTTGAAATATTTTCATATAAGTCATTTGTTTCATCAACAATATCCCAAGTAATTAGATTAGCCAACTTGGTATTTGCCTCTAATATATCCTTTATTTTATACTTAGCCATTAAGTCAATATTTTCTTTTACAAATAATAAAGCCTTACCAGCATCAGTTTCACAGGTATTTTCAAGGTTATTATAAACCATAAATTGAGTGCGAAGAATTTCGTTTTCTTTTATGGTTTTTAAATAAGTTTTAAATACATTATTTTTACCATTATCTTTAATAATGATATTTTCAGCTAAGATATTATTAAAGTTATCTTTAATCTTACCAAAATTTTTTACTATGCTTGCTATATTTGACATTTTGTGTGTTTAATTAATAAATATCTTATACATGATAAAGAATTACTATTCACCTAACATTTTATCAATACCATTAATCATAGTATCAATTTCTTCGTTAACCTTAACATTCTTATCGTAGACCTTAACCTTTTCATCGATATGTGTAGTCTTTGGCTTAATTGACTCAATCAAGGTGTTAACAAATCGACCACGGTACTTTTCAGTCCTTTTGTTTAATTTATTAGCCAATATAACCTTCTGTTCACCCAATACACGCTTTATTCTTTTTACAGATTCGGCAACTTGTTCTGGTGTTTCTTCATCACCAAAAGTTAAATCTTCACCACCTTCTGTATTTGTGTCAGTACCTTCTGGTGTTTCACCTTCTGGCGTATCACCTTCTGGTGTATCACCAAAATCTAGGTCTTCACCACCAGTACCGCCACCACCAAATGAACCACCTAGGCCACCGCCACCGCCACCGCCACCACTAGCAGCTGCGTCACCGCCTTCACCTCCACCATTACCACCACCTTGTAGTGCTAAGTCCATATCACCATAGACTCTATCAACTACATCAAAGGTACCAGTATGCTTGATAACATTTGCCGAATTAGCTAATTCAGCAGAGGCAGCTTTTTCTATTCGTTGTTCAAGTAAATCTGATTTTATTTCATCATCTGACCAACCCATAATTTCTCTATGTGCACGAGTCCATGACATCGTAGCAAATCCATTACCAGTATCTGATACTGCATCTTTAAGTAACGTAACTTTTTGTTGCATATGTTCAACTCTAAGCATATCAGCTTGTGTTGATGGATTATTTAGGGTTAATGTAAAATTATCAAAATCTTCTTCAAAGCCTAATAAGTATAAGTGAATAATAGCTATCTTATTTAATTCTTGAATCATTGATTGTTGAATCCTATTGATTGTTCTAGAAAATCTAATATCTTGTAGTGCAAGGTTTTTACCATCACCAGTAGTCTCATCGAACCCTAAGAATGGCTTAGGCACACGTAATGCAGTAAATAAGTTATTCCTTAAGTATTCAATATCTGCAATCTGGTCAAGATTAGTTGCACCTGGAAGCGTATCAATTGGGCTTGGTGCATCTTCACTTCTAACTGGTATAAAATAATCTTGGTCATTAGCCATTTGATTATATCTTAGGTCCATTTGACCAGTTTGTGAATCCATTACTTGTGCACGTTTGAATCTATCAGCGATACTATTAACATATGCTGGTACATCAGCATCATCAATATTACCTACGTATATTTTGTATATTCTTCTTTCTGGTGCTCTAGTAACACGATACACCAACATAGCATCCTCAGACATGATAAGTTGTTTCCAAATACGTCTAGCTTTTTCTAAAAAGCTTGTACCATATGGTAAACGTTTATCCTCACCCAATAATCTAAAGTGGGCCATTTGCCATGAGTTGAACTCAACATTACGACCCCTCCATATAAATTTTGTTTTATCTGTTTTGTTAGATGATAAATCTACCTCTACAGTACTTCCGTTAATAACACTAAATAAATCATTCTCCCTACGGTCCATTTCATAGTTTGGCATTTGCTTAGCGCCAATAATACCGTTTGCATCATCGATATTTAAATAAACGAAATTATCACCGTATTTACATGTGTTTCTAGTCCACATAGGTAATGATGTATGAATATCAAGCCTATTATAAAATAAGTCCTCTAATATACCCTTAACACGCTTACTATCAGAATAAATATTCATTATTTTACCCTTATCGTTAACGGTTGTGGATTCTTCCATCATTACGTCTAATGCGGCAGCGATGGCTGGATAAAACTCCATATTCTCAAAATCACTATATGATGCAATTCTTGTTGTTTCATAGTTGATAGATTGTTGAAATAATCCGCTATCAACTCTAGACCATTGATTTGCTAGAAATCTATTCTGTTGTTGTTGTAGCTTAATCCTATCAAAATCAGCTTTATTATCCGTTTTTAATAGAACATCACTACCAATATTATATCGTTGAGTATTTGTTTTGGCTTGTGCTTGTTTTGGTCTAGTGTTCTCAGGATTAATAACTTGTCCAAGACGTTGAAATATAGTTAAATTATTTTGCTGTGCCATTGTTTTATTTCTATTTTAATTATTATTTGTTAAAAGTCAAGATTATTTAATACCACGAAATAACCAAGCATATTGACCTGTTGGGTCTTGCATATTCTTAGATACAATCGGGCTGAAATTAGGTCTAGAATGATTAACGCTATTACCACCTTGTTTGCTAGAGAAACCAGTTCCACGTTCTTTCTCTATTTCAATTGGTTGGCTACTACCAAGTATCCAACTACTTAACATAGCTTTATTTTGTTTTTCTAAACGCTCTAGATTCTTAAAAGAGTGTTCTAGGACCCAAAGGGCCATAGCCAATGCCATTATTAGGTCATCATGGAAACCATCTTGATGGTCTGGTTTACCGTTCTTATAGATGAATGTCTTTAGCTCTGTCGCTAATCTAATTGAGCGAATCTTAATTTCATTTGTTCTAATTTTATATTCTAAATTAGAAATCATCGGTAAACGAACAGATGTTGCTTGAAAACCAGGTATTTTATTTTCTTTATTATGCGATGATAACTCACGTTGTCTAGCAGATAAAATCTTACCATTTTGTGTATCATAATGTAGCCTCTTATAATCAAATTCTAAGAGTTTTAATACCGTAGAAACACCCATACCACCAGTAATATCAACTACGGTATAAGCCTTATATAGATTACCATATTCTTCGACTATCTGGGCCATTAAGTCTGGTTGTATCTTACCTTGATATTCCATAACTTGTTCCATAGTTGTAAAATCAACAATAACCATCGTGGATGAATCTTGACCGTCACCCCTAGCTATATCGACACCGACTATGTACTGATGACCTTCTTTAGGTTCAGCCCATATCCAGAACTCATTATCAGCACCACTAGTATATAAGGGGTCAATAACATTATGTTTAACTTGATACTCAATATATTCTTCCTCAATCACGTTACCACCAGACCCAATAAATGATACATCTAGTTCTTGAGCAATCATCTTACGGTCATTATTCATACCCAAACACATCTCTTCATACCAAGATGAAGTTGGTTTCCAACCATCATTTAATCTTCTATTGTATGAATCAAATGTGAACTCTACTTCTTCTTCAATCTCATCACCTCGTAACCATCTAAGGTCTTTGTTATAGCGCAAATCTTCATACCATTTCATTTCAATGATATTAAAATTATTATCTTTTGTTTTAGCCTTAGCATATGTTCGATAGTATAGAGAATCCATACCATGTGGCGTTGAAATTAAGGTAGCCTTACCACCACTACCTAAAGCGGTTAACGCAGCACCAAATACTTCAGCACCGTTATCAATAAAGGCTGCTTCATCCATTATAAGGTATGTTGGTGCGAAACCACGTAGAGCATCCTTAGATGTAGCAACCGCTTTAACACGGCTACCATTTGGAAGTCTAATTTCTTTTTTTGAATCAACGATAAATATTGACTTAGCTTCGTTTTTAGGGTTACCATAATATTCGGTACCCCAAATCCATCTTGGTAATTGGTCAAGAAAGTCTTTTATCTTACCCAAGAATTCAAATGCTAATTCTTGTTTGTTTGCGATGATTAGTACCGCTTCTGGGTTATTCTCGTCAGCAAAACCAACCTTTATAGACATGTAAGCGGCTGTGGTTGTTGACACACCAGCTTGTCTAGGCTTGGTGACCAAATTAAACCTATGCTGTTCGTAGGCTAAGATAATTTCTTTTTGTCTTGGGAATAATTTGAATGGGACAAAACCTTCTTGTGTCTTATCAAATGTAACTAAATATGTTTCAATTGCGTATGTTGGACTAGCTAAACATTTAGCGTATTCTGTATATATTTCTAATGTCGTTAGCATAATATTTTATTATAAATATGCTAATAACGAATAAAGGCCCATATGGGCCTTTATTTACATTAATTCATCTAAGTCAAATCCTTCTGGTTCTTGACTATCATCGTCACCAAATAATTCCTTAAAACCAAACCCATCCGAATCTTGTTCACCAAAAAGTTCTTTAAATTCAAAGCCTTCAGAATCGTTTTTTTCTTTATGTATTTTATTAGAATCAATCTCATCCATAGCTTCATTGAAGTCATCTTCTTGTAAACTAGCTTTAACTTCATCGACTACCGCTTTAATTATTTTTTTACCTTCTTTGGTATTAGCCATAATTTCTCGCATCTTTACGTTAAACTCTCTAACTGGCAATGCAGCCAATTCAGAATATATGTGATGCTTTAAATGGAAATCATCTGGTTCGATTAAGTTAGTAAATCTACTCCATAATGCTGGACCTATACGCATATCCCAAGGTTCAGCAGCCAAAAAATCTGCCTTATTAATAACATATTCACCGATTCGTTTATTCTTAGGTAAGCCATGTGCAGATAATAACTCCATAACACCCTTAACCAATTCGTGAATTAATACTGGGAATACTAAGGCTTGTGCATATATTACGGCTTTTGGATTAGACTCAGTTGGGAATTGTACTCTAACTACGCCACCATTTTTTGAATCCTCAAGATTTGGTAAGATATAATAAGTGTAATCAGCGCTAGCCATCATCTTAGAATACTTATTTGGCAATCTAGGGTCCATATCAGTTAATTCCTCATCAACCAAATGAAACATATGATTACATTTTTTTGCTGAACCCTGTGTCATAGCATTTAGGAATCTACGCTTATAAACTTCTTCATTAGCATTAACTAATTCGTCATGGTTCTTAAAGCTAGACTCAGTTGACATTGGCTTGGCATTTTTAATCGTTCCAACCATATTAATTTCGTTAGTTAATTCACAATTAATTTCAACAATGTCATCAGCCATATCAAATTCTTCACGAATCATCCTTTCGGCTAGCTTTTCAAGCTTTTTTTTGTGCTTTGCCTCTAAGCCTTGGGTTTCATAAACCAAGGGCATTAATTCACTTAAAACAACTTTATTATCAATAGAATCAACATCATAAGCTCTCTTATAACGCTTTGCAACTTCACTAAAACGTTCACCCATAATCTTTTCTTCAAAGGTTGATTCATCATCATCTGGAAATATTGGATGCTTACCTAATGAGTGTTGTCGATTCATTAAATCTGATTCTAATTTAGGTGCCATTCGTTCAGATAATCCTTCTGGATAAACAACGCTTTCATTTAAGCCTTTGCTTTTATTTGCTCTGTTTAAAGCAGATTGGAGAATTTTTTTATAATCACTCATATTATTTGCTTATTTTTTTTATTAGGTTTTCTTCTAATTGTGCTTTACTAATAATACGTCTTTCGGTAGTTACTTGTGCTTGTGGTTCAGTATCACCAGTTGCGATATCTTTATAACTACTAATAATGGTACTTAGTTTCCCAAGCGGTACACCAATTTCTTTAGCCATAGCGGTTAGGAATTGAGCTTGTTCTATTGGTTTATCTAACTTAGCTAAGTAAATACTAAATTTATTTTTTATAAGATTAGCTAACTTGGTAACATCAGCCTGTAACTTAGGTACATCAGTACCATCGGTACTAACAGCTTCAACCTCATTCATTGCAGATTTAAAATAATTACCAAATCTAAAACGTTTCAAGCCCTTAACATCCATATAATCTTCATCTGGCCCTAAACCTTGTCCAGATTTAATCATATCTCTATTTGTTTTAAATTTTGCAACAACCTCACCAGTATTTATGTTAACAAAAAAATGTTTAAATGATGGGTCGATATCACTTAAATTGATATAAGCCATAAGTGAACCCTTATCTTCATCTTGTTTAATTTCCTTAACATGTGGAACCACTTGTATATCTTGCCCAACCATACCCATAGCTTCTTTCATTGGCTTGGCGATGTTTTGGTCAAAGTATTCCATCGTATGAATAATATTCTCATTATTTTCATTAAGGTCATCAAAACAATATACACCCATAACAACAGCATTAGCTGAGTTAATCCCCCTAACCAATTGATATTGCTTATCACCAATATTAAACGGCTTTGAAACATCACCAGTATTAGAATCCTTAACGTTTGATAAATACCTTAGTGTTTCAGCGTCCTTTGGTTCTATGATAGCATCTTGTTCCATCATCGATGACATAGACGCACCCATATCTTTAGCATTGCTTTTACCACCCAATTCAAACTCAATATCCTTGTTAGTTTTTTGAATTTGAGACATGCTCTTTGTAATAGCTGGATTTTTAAGGTCGTCTTTGCTTACATGTATCTTAAATTTGTCATCTTCAGAAATATTGTGTTTTTTCATAATCTATTTTGTGTATTTAAGTATTAGGTCTTTTTCATAAAGTTTATCTTGTGTCTCAGAAATGGTTTCACCAAACCTGAAACTAAGTCGTTTATCTGGATATGTTTCATACGCATTCACATTCTCCCAAGCCAATGCGATAACATCATCCACAGCGTCCCAAACAGCAAATGTATCACTGTTTTGAATTACGTCCAAGTTTAACTCAGACTCTAACCTACCAACCTTTTTAATGTAAAATTCGTCTGGTGGTTGTGGTCTACCAGATGCTGGATAGGTATCCCAATCGACACCATCAACATCATCAGTTGTGTCAGAGAATATAAACTCATAAAAATAGTTACCCTCATAATTTTTACCGACATAATTTATATAAATTAAAAAAAATTCATCCATTAATCATTCAATAATTCAAAGCATTGTTATTTTCATTTAGTACCATTAGCTTTAGGTCTTGGTTGTACATTTGGCATTGGTAAAAATGGTTTATTTTTTCTACTAGGTGATGGTTTTGTGTTAGGCTCCACCATTGGTTGAACTTTAGGGTCAATAGTTGGCGCAGTCATTGGTTCAGCATCTTGACCAAATGTTTCTTGTAGCTTCATACGTATATAGTTTTCATTAAAGGTAGTGTTTTTTGTTGAATTTTCCAAATCTTCACCAACAATTTTAGATACAGGTGTTGAAGACCACATCTTACATGACCAATACTTAGGTGTTGTTCTATCTTTAGCGTCACTGCATTTATGTCTGGCCCTAAATGATTTTCGTCTTTTTGGGTCGTCTCTTTTTATTTCCATATTAGGGTCACCAAAATTAACTTTAACTACATTACCCTTCTCATTTTTAACATAAACCTTAAATTTCTTAACGTCACCTTTCATTGGTTTTCCTAGTGGTTTATCATCATATTTACCTTCATAGAGGTTAGCATCCTCAACTGTACCGTACTCATCTTCATACCCAGCTTCAGAATCACCATCATAAGCATCTAATGTGTTTGTTAAGAAATGATAAACTTCTTCCATATCGTCATTAGATGTTGCTATGTGGTCTAAAGCCCACCCATGACCATCATTTAATAATGCATCTACACTATTATAATCCATCTCTAATAATTCTTTAGATGCGTGTTGAATAGTTTTAAGACTTGACCAAAACATATAATTGTTTGATTCGTGTTCACCTTCATTAACTACTATACCTTCGATAGCAGCTTCAATAAAATGATATACTTCTTCAACATCATCTTTTGATGTAATAACATGCTCGACAGCCCATTGATGACCATCAGCAATCAATGCATCAACTTCTTGTTCGTTCATACCCAATATTTCAGTTGCATTATCATAAATTCCTTTTAGATTTTGCCAGAACATATAGTTGTTAGATTCTTCTTCTTGATTTTGTTGATAAATACTTAATTTGTTTTCATTGGCGGCTTTTTTACCCCATGAATCACCCTTACCTTTTGTCTTACAAGCACTAGGTGTTGGTCTGCAAGATGGATATTTACTTCTTTCTTCACCATCCTTTCTACCACATGGCTTACATTTTCCGTCTCTACATGTGTTGCAATCTACCCAACCACTACTACCTTCACCACCTCTTCTAGAAAACCAACCATGTAGACCGCTTTCTTTTTCTTTTGAAAAATCAGTTTTTTTAGCGGCCTCATCAATTTGTTCGTCCGTCATGTTTTTATAATCACCTAACTTATCTAGGTCTTCTTCTTTAATTCCTTTCCAAATCTTACCTTTTCTACATCTAACAACAGCACCCGAATTTCCAGTTATTGTGATAATACCACGACCTTCAGTTTCTTGCATCATAACCCAAGTACCATTTTCTGTTTCTGGACACCAAACATCTGAAATATTTTCTTTAACTAATTTAAAATTAGATGTGTTTTTAAGGGGTTTATTGCTACTATAATGACATGAATAAATGTCTTTATCTTTAGCTTTTTTCCAAGTTACTAGACCAGAGTTTAAAAAGGCTGATAACAAAAATGCGTCTCTATGCTCAATATCTTTTTGTTTAAAACCAAAAGATTGTTTACCATGTGGACCAGTATATAACCAATTTAATTTATCAATTTTATTTATATTTTCAGTTAGTCTTTCTACTTTTTGTTGATTACCATCATAAACGATAGCACTAAATAACCATGCTTGTCTTTGTTCACTAGTTATATCTAAAATATATTTTACCCAATTAGTTCCATATTTAAATATTTCATCTAACTTAACATTATTACCACCATTATATGGTGCTGAAACAACCAAACTTTTATTATTCTTATTTGCTAATAAATCACTAGTCTCAATTAAAGCTTTATCATTTATTCTATCATATTTTTGCAATCTATTTCCTTTAATATCTGGTAATTTAACAACCCACTTATGATTATCAGTTGCTTCAAATATAAAACCATTATTGCCGCTTCTAACTACATTAGTTTTAACATCTTTATATCTATGCAAATTTAATATTGGTTTAAATTCCAACTCATCTCTTTCAATATTATATGTCATTATTTCGTCACCTAGATTAAGTTGATTAACATCCTTCCAACCATCTCTAGTTAAAGCTTTAGATGTGTTTTCTGGAACACAAGCATAGGCCG